CTAACCAATCCAATAAATTGACCGTATGAATTTTCACCATCTACTGCTTCATTATATACAGGAATATCTTGCCATTGATAACCATCTAACCAATACTTTTCTTCAATCCATTCAGCCCCAGGATAATTACCTTTTGTTACACCCACGAACAGTAATTGCATTAGATACAGCCGATAGTAAATTAGTAGGATTAGAGTGTCTTGATCCAGAAGGCGAGCCTAATGTATAATTACCACCAGCAAGATTTCGTCTAAGTAACCCATTACATTTACCATATTCTATGTAATTATCAGTAGATGGATCTAATACAGAATATGCATCGTAATAAATATCTCTATCAGATAAGCTAAAATATTTAGAATTACTTCCATCTGAATTTTGATGCAATACCGCCCCAGGATAATAATATATGTTATTAACAGCCCAATAATCCATATAACATGTATAAAGGAGGTCAAATGATATGGAAAAAAAGATAGAGATAGTAGAGTCATCTTCTAGAGAAGAATCCTATGGTATTAATGCATCTAACTTAATAGAATCTGAAGCTCAACCTATTCATGACCAAAAGGTTCCCAAAAAACGTGGAGGAAGATCAGCTAATGTACCTATATTAGATGCTAATAATAATCCTATTGGTACTACTTCTACTAATACATTCACTGATGTGGTTACTTTAGATAAGCAGAATGCAGAAAATAAACTATCTTCCTATGAGAAGAAGGTAGAGCAAAAGTATCATAACCAAGTAGGATTAATAGCAGGAGTAATACAGCAGACTGATGATATTATGGCTAATATATCTGCTGAGTTACAGAACTATAGAAATCGTCCTTCTTATGGTGGTAAGGGACGTATGCTTGCTATGACTGAATTACAGAATAGCCAAGTATCTCTCTTGAATACTAAGCTAGCAGCAGTAAGAGAATTAAATAATGTAGCTACTAAGATTATTGAACAGACTGCTAGACATGAACAACAAATGAAGGATAGTGGAGAAGATGCTAGCGATCGTAATATAATGAAACTATATGAGATGATGCTCAATCCTACTAAGTATAATGTACCTCATATAAATAACCCTTTGCATGTCTCTAGTCTAAATACTGGAATAGGATTAAATGGTGTACCAGTATCAGCAGTAGAGATACAGTCTCCTATAGTGACTGCTACAGATAATAATGGTATAGTAACAGCAAGTCAACCTAATCTAACTCCTGAGCAGAATAGAATGATATTAGAAGGGAATCCTAATATAAAAGCTGTAGTAGTATATAATCAATCTACGGGTAGTAAACGATTTGACGTTGTAGATGTATCTACGGGAGTAAGTATTCCTAATGTACCAAGACCCGCTCCATTCCTATTAGATGATGCTAAGCCCGACTTTAGGAATGGTATAGCATTGAATAGTAATGCTAATATGAGTTGGCCTTTAGTAATAGAAGGTACTAGAGCTATAGATGAATTATAATTAGTTAGTATGTGAGGACCATCTATTGGCCCTCACTTTTATTTTGTTTAAATAATAATATAGAAAAATAAAACGCGAAAGTATGAGCGAAGCGAATATTGAGCAATGACGAGCGCAAAATTAAGAACGCGCTCGGAGCGGAGAGCGACGAAAATATAAATAATAAGAAAGAGATAAGAACTTATTATTTATATTTTGCTATGTTTATCCGTGATACCCATGACACCTATGTCGCCTTTGTTCCTTTTTTCACCCATGTGTCCTATGTTAATCATATATGCAGTGTGACCCGACGTTGGCTAGTAAACATATCACCTTTTATTACGCCCACGGGTAGAGAAATTACCATACACATTAGAGGAGAAATCATGACAAGTCACACAACGAGAACCACAAAGAGAATCTGCACTCCAAGCGCAACCAATAAGCGAACGACGAATTAAACCATATGATTCACCATATTTAGTTTCACCATCTATATATTCGTTATATACTGGAGATTCTTGCCATTCATATCCACCCAAATATGTATTCCATTCATCCCAAGACGCCCCAGGATACTTCTCTTTCTACACCCACGACCAGACATAGCAGAATGTTTTCTAGCAGACATATTGTCTCCAGCCATACATCTTGATCCCACAACATTAGTAGGAGAATAACTAGCACCAACCATACTTCTTACAATCATACTATTGCCATAACCATATGATTGTTGATCTATATCTTCATGATATACTGCAGATTCTTCAGGATTGAGATTTTTTATCCATCGACTACTTCTATCTATCTCATTAATAGTCGCCCCAGGATATTTTTGTTTTCTTTACACCCACGAGCAGCAAAGGCCACATGAGTTCTTACCAATAATGATTCATAGATACCACATCTAGAACCACACAATAAGAAATTATAGTGACCACCAGATGCATTTCGTCTAGGTAAACCATACGAATATCCATAATTGATCGGGTCTACATCAGCATTATATGATACATTGAAATCTGTATTTCTAAATGATACATAATCTAAATACCCGTATTCATTTATAATATCTGCATTCATATCCGCCCCAGGATAATTACCTTTTGTTACACCCACGAGTAGTAAGATCATGACCAAATACAGTTGGCAAGCAGAAACATTGCCCACATCTTGAACCAGAGTTGGTAGATGAAACCCAATTGCCACCAGCACAATTACGTCGTGTTAAACCAGATATATTACCATAATAATTGTCCCCATCCACATCACTATGAGTAGAATAATTCATAAAAGAATATCCACTAAATAAATAAGGACCAGACTCATTCCAAGACGCCCCAGGATAATATAAAAAATAAATGAGCAACCCCAAGACAGGGTTGCTCACACACTACATGTTATTTCTCTATCCCTTCTAGGGCTTTTTCTTTATCCTCTTTATTCACATACTTTAAGTATGCTAATGGAGCATTGAGTACCGGAAAGTCTAGATTATCTGATTTCAGATCACATGTCTGATCTTTGGCGTGTATTTTAGTTATACGGAAGGCTAGCTTACTCTTCTTAAACCTAACCAAATCACCAGTCATCATACTTTCCTGCTCATAGTTCAGATATCTACCATTTGTTGGTACTCCTTGAACATATAGAAATTCTCTATTTAGTTTTACTACCTTACCATTGCGGAAGTTGAGAAGCTTGACCATTTTATTCTCAATATCCCCAATAGCGATATACTCCCAAGACACATTATTGTCATTATAGTTGTAGGTCCCGATGATGGATCCTATAGATGCGTTGGCGTTGTTGTACTGTTCCATAATAATATATCCCCCGATGACAATTATAGATTAATATCCGTTTTTATTTACATAATCAAGATAATTTGATATACATAGATTTATGTGGATTAGTTTGCCTAGTTTTGTCAATGATGGATTGTGCATAGTAGCGATCATTTTAGTCTTGAATATCTTCTCATGACGACAAGGAGCATCTATCCTCAGAAATACATTGATTATATCAAAGAAATCGGAGGAAGGAGTAAGAGAACTAATTGTGTCTTTCAGTTTCTTTACTGCTTCTACGTATTTACGTCTATCCTCTAGTACTACCTTAGGGTCACCTCTCAGAAACTCCTCTATATCTATCATGATTCTAGTACGTTTAATAGACATTGCCTCTTCAGAATCTATATTAGATATAATAGAAGTAAGCATTCCTTTGTTCTTTTCATCCTTAAGACTCCGATGATATTTATTAGCAAGATCTTTAGCCTTACTAATACAATCTTTTGGTTTATTATTCTTGAAGAAATAATACATTTCTTTCAGATCTGATTTGAAAGTTGAATCGTCATAGTATGGCAATCCAAAATAGACTTCCAATAATCTTGTAATATAATAAACCTTTCTAGAATCACTCATTGGGTGGTACGAGTCGAGAACATTAGCTATATTTGTTATCAACCTCTTTTGGCGATCGTCATCCCTCTTCGGTTTCTGCTTAATGAATTTTTGTATTAATAGAATATTATCACTGTCATTGGTATTAGCCTGGCTGATTATATTTAGTAAATGATAAGCATTAGAATCGAAGTTAGTTAGTGGTTTCTCTATATCTGCTTGCTCTTTACTATTTGCTGAATAAAACTTCTCCAGCATATTAGATATTATTTCTGATTTTCTGGAATGGGTTTCTAATGAGAATAATACTGTTGCTAGATTTCTTATCAGCTTATCACGAAGGCTATTGCTATCGAACTTACCCCAATAATTATCTGCGAACTCTTTAGTTAGCTTGAGATTATGGTCGTGTTCAGAGGGACATGCTTTAAACTTATCAAGCAGATTCAGCAGGTCATTATTGAAAGATACTGGGGTAGGAGTATTACTAGAAGTTTCCTTCTCAGTAGTCTCAGCAGAAGAGGTATCTGTTTCTTCTTCAATCTCTTCTCCATCAGGATTATAGCACTCTTTTCCAATTATATGATCAATGCTATGCGTCATCAGGAACTCTTCCATAGAAGCAGCAGAGTATCCTAATAAAGTACCCATAATATACTCATATATGAAGGAATGGGGCTTGATATCATTGAATAGTTTGGTCAATAAGATTCTCTGATATTGGTATTTGCAGACGAATACCATGTGATATTCTCTTCCTTCGCTTTCCAGTTCTTTGTCATTTATCTTAAACGCAAGTACGTGATAATCTCCTCTGGTTGCTAAGGATTCGATATCACATAATTGATCGTTTATCTCTTCTGGAGTTCCGACTATAGACATTTCTAAACAGTCTCTGACCCCTTTAGTCAATAAATACAAACCATCTGATAATCTATCTTTGTCAATCATTTTAATTACCTCCATTACTTTTCTAACTTAACGTAATACTCTTCCAAAAGAAGAAGTATATCATCAATCATAACATAATGGCCCGTAGTACCAAAGTTCAAAATATAGTATTTGATCTGATTTATTAGCCTTTTTTCACTAATAGAAGAAGGGTTTGCTGTTTCAAGGAAGTCCATTACTTCTCCTGCTTTGCTCTTATTATCAATTTTATTATTTTTAAGGACGTTATATAGGAGATCAACCTTCACTCTAAATGAATTGTCACACATCAATTACCACCCTTTTATATTATTTCTCTAACTTAACGTAATACTGACCGAGAATCTCTAATATATTAGAATAGGAGTTCAGAAGAGACTGTAGATCCCTATTAATTAATCTCTTATCCAGAGAATTGGAGAAATCCTCCTCTTCTATATTATCAGCCAACTTAATAGTGGTTTTCTCTACCAGATTCTTCATCTCACAAAGAATAGTATACCCCACATTCTCTTTATCCATCTTCTTCTTGTTAGATATCTTCTTAGATAACTCATCTATAGAGAGAAGATTAGAATCTTCTACTTTAAACTCATACCAGTAATCTATAGTAGCAATAAGGTTGTCTACTAGCTTAGGACCACTATAGTTGTGGGAAATTTCTACCATTTGCTTGATGAACCTATCATCGTTATTATCTTCTACTGGCAGCTTACTTTTCAGATTATTGATGATAGAGAATGTAATAGTAGCAATGTAGTCATCTGATGCATTAAACTCTCTAAGCGAAACAAGACCACCTCTAATATGTTTAGCCAACTCTATCATCTCTTTATGAGACGTCTTAGTAGTCTCCTTCTTCACTATATTATCATCGAGATAATAGTTGAGCTTTTTGAAGCAGTGATTAGCGATATCATCCGAATCAGCGTCATCACTGACAGGAGATAAGAAGTCTTTAAGGAATTCTCTATCCTTCTCGTCCTCTATATCTATATCAGTGAATTCTCTACTGTATTTGGTATCCCTAAGATACTCTGCTACTGCGATATTACCATAACCATGTTCCTTCTGTAGATCAGTCATTGTCTCAGCCATTCTTTTCATCCTGTTATAGAATGCTGCGTGATTCATCTTTCTATAAGACGTTTTATTTTTAGCCTCAGTGAGCTTCTTCATCAATGTGTTATCATTGAGATAATCGGCAAGCTTATTTAGACAGTGGTTAACGATAACATCTGAATCAGAATGGTAGGTGATAGTCAATAGGAAGTCTCTGAGGAAGTATTTATCCTTTTCGTCTTCTATATCTACACCGGTGAAGCCGTTATTTTTGATATCCTCAAGATATACTGCTGATGCAGTAAGACCCTCATTCTTTTGCTTTTTAATCATTGTTTCAGCTATTCTTTTCATCTTGTCATAAAATGCTGCGTGATTCATATTATTCTTCCTCCTCTTTTATTTCTGCATCCCGTAGAATGATACCCATGGAATCCATTACATTGAGTGCATCTAGAGTCCTGCTTCTACTAGTACCATAAGTGAGATTCTCCAGGACAGTAATATCACTTAATGAGAAGAATGCATTGAGAACCACTACGTTCGCCAATACGCATATATCTGTAGTTAATCCGCAGACCTCAAACTGATGATAGTTTTCTACCTCGTCCTCTTCAAATATGAATTTATTTATCTTACTTAATGACGTGAGAGGCATCGCATAGGTGAACTTTGGTAGTACCAATGGACTATATTTCGATCCACTAGTAGCTGCTGTCAATTTAGGATGGATTTTCCATCCTTCACTACCTTCTTCACAATGAATAGGATACTTCTTAGATTCAAAAGTATTACTGTAGAACTTCTTACCATGAGTATCCTGAGTGAATATGATAAGAGAATCCTTCTTTCTCTGCTTGATGTAATTAGCCACATCATCTACCAGTTTATCCCTTTTCTCTTCAGGTAGCCAAGAGATAAACTCATTTTGCATGTCTACGACTACTAAAACCTTCATACTAATTACCTCCTATTTATAAATAATATTTCTACTACACTATTATAGTATATAATAGAAAAGTAGTATACATATATATGTTTTAGTATAATTAGAAATCCAAAATATGAGTGGAGTATGCCATTTGGCATACTCCATTATTTTATGTATATATTGTCTAATAGTTATTAGAGGAATTAATAATTCCTCTTTCTTTTTTATTATTTTTCTCAACTATATACTATAGAAGTGGTAGTAGATAATGAGGTCAGTTTAGACCTCTAATTAATGCAGCTGAGAGTGAATCAGGTATACGCGTATGCGTATACCAAACAACACAATCTTTTCCAAAGGGAGGTTATTTTTTATGGATTTTCGAGTAGGGAATTACCCACCGGGTTCAGACCTTACTGTAGTAAACGTAATCTATAGATATCCCATGAAGGATGATAATACTGGTAAATGGAGTACGGATTATCTCCTGCTTACTTATAGGGATAATGCTACTGGTAAGAAGTATACTCAGACATTCTATGAGCCTGAATACACATGGTATCTTGCTAAGCCTGGAGTAAAAGTATCTGCAGACCAGCATTTTATTCCAATAGAGGATACCATTCCAATCACATGCAAGTATAGAGATATTACTAAGAGTATAGCTAGAGAGACTAACCAGATGGATCTCTATAATAGTAATATCAAATCAGGACAAGGGAGATTAAACAAAGCATTCATTTTGCATCCTAGAGCATTTGGTGCTGATTTACCAATTAAGAACTACTACCGTACTCTCTTTGCTGCTACTTATACCAATACACCATTTAATCCATCTATACTGTACTTCGATACAGAAGCAGATATTATTAATGCTATGAGTGATAATCTGGTTATTGGTGAATCTCCTACCTGTATGATATCAGCATACTTCACTGGGAATAACACAATGTATACCATGTGTCTGAGGAATAGTAATAATCCTCTTATTGCTCAAGATGAGGATGCTATACAACACATGGGAGATTTAGACTCATACTTCCATAGACTACTTCAAGATCAGATTGGTGATGATGAGAAGATAGAGAAGATGGGTCTAAAGGATGCTCATCTTAAGATAGCTTATTATGATCTAGAAATAGAAATGATCATAGACTTCTTCAAACTAATAAGAGATCTAGATCCAGACTTTGTTACGGCATGGAACTTATTCGGTTACGACTTACCACAACTGGTAGAGCGAATCAAGATAAATGGATATGATGAAAGATCAGTTATCTGTGATCCTGAGATTGTACCAGTAACTTTCAATCTGTTTATAGATGAGAGAAATAAGAACAAGCCTGAAGAGAGAACAGACTACGCTGACTTCTCTATCAAGCCTATATTCTATGGGCAAGATATTCTGTATGCTTCTAGACGTAAAGGCCAAGGAGCAGTAGCCTCTTATGCATTGGATTATATTGCTGGTGAGGAAGCAGGAGTACATAAGAAGGACTATCACGAGATTACAACTAATATCGCTAAGTTTCCTTGGTTGGATTATACTTCCTTCCGAGAATATAATATAGCAGACGTTGTGGCACAGAAGTGTATTGAGGCCAAGGTAGAAGACTTCTCTTATATGCTGAATAACGTTATTACTATGAATACCTCTCCTGAAAAGATATTCAGACAGACTGTATATCTGGCTACTAAGGCATATGAGTTCTATAAAGAACATGAAGGGGTAATCATTGGTAATAATCATAACAAGTTCAATGAACCTACTGGAGAGAAGTTCCCTGGTGCATTTGTAGCATCTCCACTATTGTTAACGGATAAGAATAAGGTTCGTTGTCAAGGAAAACCAATAATGAAATTCAATAATGGTGTAGATTTTGACTACAAGGCTCTATATCCATCCCTTATGCGTGAATTCAATCAAGCTCCCCATACACAAGTCGGTATGGTTCAGTTCAAGGATCCTCCCTTCAAGGATCCAGAATATCTCCGTCTATCTCCAGGAGGCACATTCTGTGAGAATCTAGCATCTTATAATTTCGTTGAGTTCTGTCATAGATGGATTAACTTAGCTAATGTGGATGAGATGCTGCAAGACTTAGATGAATACTTCAGTAAGTATAGAACTCCTCTATGTAGAGGAGAGGGTAATCTCCCCATGGATAAGAAGAGGAAGGTAGTAGTATATCATACAGATACTTCTCAGGTATGTAAGAGGGTAGCTCCTCCAATGAGTGACTGGTTAAAGAATGAGATTAATAAAATAAGAGCATCTATTGTTCTTAAGTGATATAATACAGGAGGAATAAAAATGAAAATTTCAGTAATTAGTTTGGAAAAGTTGAGCCGTATTGTGGAGTATGATCTTAAGGCTTGGCACAGTGCGCTCAAGATAGTAGGGAGTAATGATGAATCAAATACAGGTAACATCAATACTATATTCGCTGGCTGCATAGTAAAACACATAGAAACTGGGATTGGTCAGATGCATAGAGAAGATCGGAATCTGATCTATTCTGCCATAGAAAAAATGCATGAATCTTGCACAGTGAATATAATTGTTAATGATCGATTAAGAACTGTATATATTAATACTCTAAGAAATCGTCTAAGTAAATTAGGCCAACTAGAAGATGTAATAAAGGAACAATTGGATATCATCGGTGTAGGCTACACCGATGATGACGATGAGGATTGAATAAGCAAAGAGAGGGCAACATCATGGTTCTTAATTTCATGACAGCCGAAGAGGCTAAGAAAGAATCAGATGAGGCTAGGAAACATTACAGAGAAGAGGAGAGAATGTCTCTCCTCGAATCTGTTTACTCTAGTATCATTGATGCTTGTAAACATGGAGAATATGAAATCGAAGTAGAAGTACCAGATGAAGATATTAGTTTTCTATATGATTATCTTAAAGAAAAGGGATATAGACCATGCACTGTTCCAGGGAAGCCTAAGAATGTAATAGGAATCTATTGGGACTAAGGAGGATTTATGTTTCGAGATCATGTTAGTAAGAAATATAATCTGGATACTAAGTATTTTAATCCATATGATTATAAGGATATGAGAGCACCTGCAGTAATTACTGCAAAAGAAGCAAAGGATATATCAGATAAATCAGACAAGGAGATTGAAGAGCATCTTCAGATTAGATTGACTGATAGAATCAACACTCTTATTATCGAAGCAGCTCATAGAAAGGAGTACAAGGTTGCAGTGGTACTCCCTAGAGACTATTGGTATCAGATAGTTAATCAATACAGATACTGGGACTATGACGTAACTGTGGTAGACAGAGATAAAGATGAAGGTAGTGTAGTAGTAAAAATATCTTGGAGGTAGATCGTATGATTAATGCAGAAGAGGCTGTTCTGTTATCCCGCAGCTATAGAGATAACTATAGAAAGCAAGAGAGAATAGCTCTAGAGAATAAAGTATCAGCAGAAGTAGAGAAAGCTGCTAGTCAAGGTCTGTATAGCATATCAATGTCTGTAGATTCTCAAGATAAAGATTACATTATCGAGAAAGTACAGCTCGAGGGATTTCAAGTTGGCAATATATTTAAATTGAGTGATAATGCTCACTACAGTGTGGAAATAATGTGGAATATAGGAGCAACGCCAAAAACTAATGCTAAACATCTTGCTGAAGAGTTCGCAAAACTGCCAGAGCAGTAACCACAACTAAACTAATAGGAGGTAAATATTATGATTACAGCAGAAGAAGCTGTTAAGTTCGCTAGTAGTTATAAAGAGAACTATAGAAAACAAGAAAGGGATGAACTTCTTAAACAAGTAAATGACCAGATCACAAAAGCATCCAAGGAAGGTCAATATAACTGTGTTATTTGCGGTGTAAATAAGTTAGACACTAAATTCATTCAGGAAGCGTTAGTGAAGAATGGATTTAAATCTGAAGTGGTTCCTATGAGTGTCCAATATGGTAGTAGAATACATAATGATGAAGTACAGATTAAAGTATTTTGGGAAAATCGTTCGTCTATTAATGACTATGAGCATATTGAATATAAAAACATGCTGGCAGATATAAAATAATATAGGAGGTAGATAATATGATTAAGGCACAAGAAGCTATTCGGTTAACCAAAGAATCCAAAGAGAACTACAGAAAGCAAGAAAGAATCGCTCTCGAGAACAAAGTATCAGCAGAGATAGAAAAAGCTGCTAGAAAAGGTTATAGTGACACAAGTGTTCTAGTAGAATATCAAGACGAGGAATTCATAATCCAGAAATTGCAAAATGCTGGTTTCCAGACTGGCAAAATAAGGGAGATGAGTGATAAGAAGTATAATAGTATAGATGTAAGCTGGATAGATTCAATGAGTAATTGTATATTACCAGAAGCGATAACAGCACAAGATGCAAGAGATGTTGCTGAACACGAAGATCATAATATTGATGATGTTCTTAAGGATATCTGGATTTCTATTAGAAAACTGGCTCAGGATGGAGAAGTGTCTTTAATTTATGATACTAGAAAGAGAATGCTGTCTAGTAGCATACAAGAACGCGTAATGCATATTCTTAGGAATTTTGGGTATGATGCTTGTAAAAAAGATGATTCGTTCATCGTAATAGAGTGGTAATAGGAGGTAACCTCTTTGGTAGTAATAGAAAGAATTCCAATAGCTCCGATGAAGAAGATATTGGAACTTGCTAAAAAGCAAACTGCTGATATGGTTCTAATTCCTCAATGCCCTGCTATACTTAGTCAGGAGAGAAGTTGGAATCTGGCTGGTACTGTTGGAGGATCTATAGTATCTACCAGCAACTATGCTGAAAATGCACTACCTAAGCAGTTTGGTATGCTATGGAGAGATATTAGTATCCCATATATATCTATATTGTATAAGGATATCAATCCATTCCTAAAGAATCTAAATGAGACTGATGAGTATGAGATGAGTCTATTGATTCATCAGTATGATATCAATGGGATTAAGAAAGGTGTAGCATTTGGATTATCTGTGGGTCAAATTCAACAAGGTCCAGATGGTATAATTCCTAATATATCATGCTTTCCGTACTATCAGTTATTAGATCAAATCCAATTAGTACGAGCTAAGTGGAATAATTCCTTGGAAATAGCAACCCTATATCTTGACGATGAGAAGAACTTCCAAAAGATATGGAAGGGGAAAGCAAGTGACGGTGGTAAGGCATGGATTCCCAAGAGTCATACTCCTGGGGTAAATCTAGACCCATATATCTTATATCTATCTAAAACAATGTTTGTATTCAGTAAGAATGATCATGTTACGGTAGATATAAGAGATCAAATTCCGGGTGAACAGATGAATAAGTTCATGGCAGAATTTGGAGTTCAGCGCAAATCTAAGGGATGTAGCAGCAACCATCAGTATACTCTCATGGGGTTCAAACTATAAAGGAGTAAATTACTATGGTTAATTCAGTAATCTATATATTTAGAATATATAGGGCAGCATTTCATTTAGCGTATACGTATATCAAATGTTCTTCTTACGCTATGAAAGCATTAGCAAATGATACTATGTTTATGAGACATCATAGAGTCTGCGAGGACATAGAGTCTATGATGGATGCATTGTTAACTAGCCTCAAGATACTAATCTATTACCCAATATATACTATGTATAGGGTACATAAGTTCCGAAACTTGACCTTATTAAAGGTTACCAGGAAATGGGAACGTGTCCAACTGCATACGTCTAATCCATATAGACTATATGATGCTGTTGTTGCTAGAGAACCATACGGATTATAAGAGTATAAAATAAGGGTAGAATATTGATTCTACCCTTATTTATTTTTGGAGGATATGATATATGAGAGAATTTAAGATACCAAAGAAACCATACGCTGAGTATCAGGTATATAAGAAAGATAGTATAGAAATAAAAGAGGGAGTCACAGTTCTAGTAGGATGCAATGGTAGTGGTAAGAGTACATTACTAGAATTAATAAAAGATCAACTAGAGAATGAGGATATTCCAGTCATCTCTTTTGATAACTACAAAAATGGAGGAACTAGTAGTATAGATAAGTGTATGTTTCATGGAGATACTGTTACTGCAGCTACTATGATGACGGCATCTGAAGGTGAACGTATCTATATGAATATGGGTATCATGGCTTCTAGATTAAAGAAGTTCTTTAGTAAAGAAAGCAAAGAGTACTGGATTCTTTTAGATGCTATTGGGAGTGGTATGAGTATAGATGTTATAATAGAGATACGAAAATTCTTTTTACAAATAGTGGATGAACTAAAAAAGAAAGATAAGAATCTATATATAGTAATTAGTACCAATGAATATGAGTTCTGTGTTGGAGGACCAAACACATTCGATGTTCAAGAAGGGAAGTATATCAAGATACTAGACTATGAAGGATATCGGAAGTTTATTCTGAAGACTAGAAAACAGAAAGACAAGTTTATGGATATAGAAAAAGAGGAAGAATAAGTTAGTAGGTAGGAGTCTTGTACTCCTACCTATTTATTTTTTTTTGACTACACCCACGAGAAGCAAACATAGCATCTAATTTAGCAGAAGCATAGCAAGAAACAAATGCTCGACTACCAGAACCATTAGAACCAGTCCAAGGCATTGTTGACAATCCTCTCATTAATGCGGAACCAACAGTTATCCCCATATTATTATCTAGATGATAATTATAAATACTACTAGTTGATACATCACTAGTCATTTGAACAGAGATAGATCTAGATTCAGAATTATAATTTTCCAATGTCGCCCCAGGATAATATTCTAATCTTTCACATCTTAGTAAATCAGAAAGGAGTGATTATAATGCCATTAGATAATCGTATTACCGATTTGGTAGATGAAATAGAGCATAGAATAGGAAGTGAACAGAGAGGATTGCCTGAGGAGTTAGGGAAGAAGTATTGGATTACTAAGGTTATTCAAAAGGAGACTTTACGTACCTTTTCCAGATTCTTTCCTAATAGAATGAGATATGAACTAAATGAGAATAATAGAAAAGGAAACTATTGGCTTATTGATGAGGATATTTGTTCTTCAGTAGAGATTATAGGAGCTGGAGATATTGATTGGAGAAGTTGGAGTAGAAACTATCCTGGATTAAACTATCAGGGAGTAAATAACTTTGATCTTTCTACTGCAGGATATGACTTTGAGACGGTATGTGATGTGCAGATGCTAGCAGACCACTTATCTTCATTCTCATTAGGAATATATGTAACTTATGAGGCTCCTAATAGAATATACTTGAATGCATCTATCAATGTAGCCTTTATGCCTAGTTTCCAAAAGGTTCCTATCTTCTTGTATGTTACCCATGCAAAGAATCTATCCACTATCAGACCATCTATGTTAAACACATTTACTGATCTAGCAGAAGCAGACGTGTGTAATTTCATATTGAATAAGATTGATATGTATAACAATATGGAAACAGCTTTCAACACTATTGATCTAAAACTAGATACTATAGCAGAGAAGGCTAGAAGACGTGATGAGATAATAGAACAATTAAAGAATGATCATGTCAACGCTAGTAATCAATATATGCCAGTCATGTTAACCGTAAACTAATACTAGGTAGACCAATTTGGTCTACCTCCTTTTCTTTTGTCAAAGAGTCAAAGGTATACATTGTTACCTGTCCCACAGCAGTCTTCTAGTCCGTAGTGGGATATCATTCTCTGATTATTAGTATCTACATGACCTCCAGTAGTACCATAATCTCGGGATCCGGATATATTGGTACATTCGTTGGAGCACACGTAGGAAAATGTTAGAATTGAGGGAGTGAGCCTAAATTAGAGTTTGAATGTGTTAGGGTATGTGAAGTAAGCCACCCTAGATTTTGAAGACATAAAAAGCATAAATACACCCACGAGCACAGATATTGCTAGCTGCATTAGTAGAAAAATAGTTACAAAGCACAGAACGAGATCCACAATTTGAACCATGATGCCAATAGCTACCAACAATCGAACGACGAGATAATCCATTTGAGGAACCATATTTAGAATTGTCAATAGATGTATTATATACAGGATCATCTTGATAAGAATATCCATCAAGTTCATATTGTTTCAAAGTTGCCCCAGGATAATACAGTTATATTACACCCACGAGAAGCGATAACTGGCCATTTATTGGCTGAAAACTCATAGCAAACTATGGAACGCGAGCCACGTAATGAACCGTCAACCCAATTACCACCAACATATAAGCGACGAAGCAAGCCCCACGAAGAGCCATATTTAGTTTCACCATCTACATCTTGATTATATACTGGAGATTCTTGCCATTCATAACCAGATAAAAAGTTATGTTCTGTATTCCAAGTAGTCCCAGGATAATATCCTCTTTTTACACCCACGAGCAGTAAATAATCCACCAATACAAGAAGAAAAGCATACAGGACACATGCATCTAGATCCAGGAGCATTACCATAACTCAGGAACGTCGAACCGACCATTGCTCTTCTAGTCATACCCTCTGCATATCCATATTCTGTTTCACCATCCACAGATGGATCATGATATTGTTTCTTCCAATATGATGGAATTTCGGATAACGAAATATATTCTCCATAAGTTGTGAGTCTTCTCTCATTATAATAATTAATTAAGGTATTTTTAATCTCATCTTCATCAGTAGAAATCTTCAACGCCCCAGGATAATATTAAAACTACACCCACGAATAGTGATACTATCATTTATTGGAGTCGGGAAATAACAGCAATGCACAGAACGAGATCCACAAATCGAACTGTCACCGGCACTCCAAGAGCCACCAACAAATGAACGACGAAGCAAACCTAATGAATAACCATATTTAGTTTCCCCATCTATATCTTGGTGATATACAGGGGATTCTTGCCATTCATAATTATACAAATATTTTTCTTCACCATTCCATACCGCCCCAGGATAATACCTTACTACACCCACGAGCAGCAATAATTCCATTACACATTGCTGGAACAAAATTACATCCTAATGATCTAGTTCCGCAATGAGACGCTGTATCGTTAAAGGAACCTCCAAAATTGCTTTTTCTTAAAAACCCAAGTACGTATCCATAATTATTATCATCTCCAGATACGGCATAATTATTTACAGGTTCTGCTCTCCAACCATAGCTATCTAGAGATCTATCATTTTTATTAGAAATCCCTCCATCTTCAAATATTGTCGCTCCAGGATAATACAGTTTTCTTTACACCCACGAGCACCGTTACCGCCACCCACATTAGCCGAGAAATCGCAGCAATATATTGAACGCGAACCACAATAAGAATCGTTATACCATGCACCACCGATCATCGAATGACGAAGCAAACCATGTGATGAACCATACTTAGTCTCACCATCAATTCGATTACTATGTACAGGAAGATCTTGCCATTTATATCCAATTAAATATGGATTTTCACCATCCCATGTCGCCCCAGGATAATAGACAATTTACAAAAAATAAATAGGTATGGATTTCTCCATACCTATTTTCTATTTTGATTAATTATTCATATGCTCTCCTCCACAATATAGGGTATGACCTATATTCGGGAAACAATTATATTTAAATTCGTTCTCAAATACCTTTTCTTATCTCCTACTCAAGTTTCATCATCTTTTTCGTTCTCGCGACGTTTTAGCTCTCTATTGAAGAATCCTCCCTTTTCTCTACGTCTTCTAGTCAATTCAGGACTCTCAACGTATTTGAATTGTTCTATTCCATTCAATTCTTGATTTAAACTAATATCTTTCATATTTAGTCCCATAGGAGGTCTGTTGAAGTATGCTAACATACTAGCTGCATAATTATGTATTTGAATTGTTCTGATTAGATACATGAACTCACATGCTTGAGCTATAGTCATACTAGTCATGGTAGTTGTATTGTTTAGGTATACATCTATTACTGGTTGTAAGTCATCATTATACATTTTTCTTACACCTGGTTTAAAGACCATAAACTTACCATAATTGAGATCTACTTGTATACTATGTTTCTCAGCATCGTTGATATATATCTTACCATCTCTAGCTTCAAATACTTCAGTGAAGTGAGTAACTATGTATTCTAGTTTGGGAATAACGAAGAGTCTTAAGAATTCTATATCTTTCCCTCTTAATACAAAATACTCTCTATTACCTGCAGCATCTAGCTTCATACTTTCTATAGAAAGATAAGGATCAATACGTCTAGTCATTCTTCTACTGAGATAACCATTTTTATCCACGTATTGTGTTTCAGAATAGAAGTACTCCCTTTCGTTATGATCCTTCAATCTATATAGAGCTATATTCATCCTCACAATCGCATTATTTCCCAAGAACATCAAATCATCTTGAAGTCTATTATATAGCAGCAATTCTGATACTAAACCGTTATCCAATTTGTTTCCTCCTCTCAACTTATATTCTAGTCATGAGAGGCTTAATCAGTAACTATGTTCTCAAAACTGAATCCATATAATTCTGTTCTTTGAGGAAGTACTTGTCTTGGCATAGGAGATGGAAGTTGAGGAGGAGCATTGATTGGGATTGGATTGTTATTTACATTGAGTGCTCTCTTTTCCATCTCAAATATATTATAGCTAGGAATACTAGGAGATTGAACACTCTCTACTCCCATTTCATTACTATCTAACCACACCTTTCTTCCTAATTTGAATTCATAATAGTCTATTGCTTCTTGAGGAGTAGCTACCAGAGTATATAGATTATCTGTAGTAATATAGAAGCAGTGTTTCTTTGGATTATAAAGAGCCCATTTATCTGGATCTATATAGAATTCATTCAGAAATATCATCTCAGATCCCTTTGACTTCTTTATTTCGCCCAGAGTACCAGGATAGAATTCATCTATCACATTTAGAGTATAATATATTTTCTTATATAATAATTCTCTCTCTAGGCTATCCTCACCCCACTCATCTACATCTCTTAACGTACCTTTCTTTACATACGTATAGATATATTTAAAGTGTAGTTCATCTAGAGGACCAGTAGCTATCTTATATGCTATCATCTTAACTAGATCTTCATCCGTAATAGTGGTCTTCAGATATTTCTTTTTTGTCTTAGTAATGTCATCACTTATATCATACGGACAAATCACCTTCTCTATTTCTCTATATCTCCCAAAGAACTTATCCTCTCTAGTTCCGGTTAGCAATCCAGTAGCTCCTACCGTTTTGTATATATTACTTACTGCATTAGCTCTAGCCTGGATTTGAATATTGAAATAAGGAAAGATTTGATTAAGACTCATCAATGCTACTGGAATACGCTTTCCATTTGCTATAAATATTTGTTTAGTTGATGCTATTTCGCTAGTTCTAATGATATCGAAGAATAGATCTATATCCACTAGTCCTAATACGAATAAACTATATGGATCTTCTAGTTTTATCATTTTGCTAGCTTCAATTATATCACTCCCTAAACAATAATCAAAATAGTTACCATCAATAGCTGGAGACGCATGATAGTATCTCCGTAGGAATGTATTACTTTTCTCCCATATATCTGCACTTTCTCTCATGGTAGAAATTCTTTTTATCTTAATTCTATTCTGCAAACAGTGTTGTATTTCAGCAGTATCTGGTAGATAAAAAGAATCTGCAGGATCCATAATGCAGCCTCTTTCGAGGCCAGCCTTACACCAATACCATACTGTGAGGATTACATCATACAAGCTATCATTATCGAACAACATCAACTTACTTCTAGTTATAGGATAATCCATTACCTCCGTTTTCTCTACGTTAGTGATATCAATCCCATTATCCATCCATAGAAAATCCTTTGGATATTTATCATATCCTAAATTCTTAAACAGTATCGCTAAATATTGTTCTGGTGTTACTCCGCCTTCCCCATCATAGTCTTTAGGTTCTAGCATCATCATACCATAATAAGATAATATACTACACTCAACTCCATCTATCTTTATGATACACTTATGCTCATCAGAGATCATTTTCATCATCCTCCTCTTTATCTACTATCTTCTTATCCTTTCTTAGAATCAATACTTTTAATACCATATAGGTATTCATAACCATGTGAGCAGTTAACAGAAATAAGAAGCTAGGAGCATATAACACATATACCATATAACTCTCTTTGACTGTTCTACCACTCTCAATACAGTTCCCAAAGAAGAACGTCTCCGCAGCTATAAAAGCTACATTTGCTAACAAAAATAAAATATCCATTTTATTTCCACCTTCCTTTCATTACTATAGTATATAACCAAGTACAATAATAGAGTAGAGGAATTACCCTCTACTCCACCATTAGTCTCCATACTCACTACTAAATCCAGTAGGATTGTGACTTTCAGCTATGGACTCTAATGCCTTAGCTTTTCTGATCTCAATCTCATTTCTTTCTTGAAGAGCCTTGCTAATCTCTCCAAGTAATACTATTATCATATCTTTTTCTTCTGTTGTCATTTCCATAATATCTTGTACACCTCCTATCACAGATATAGTATATAACCCAGAGGGATATTACTCCCTCTGGGATACACATTTTAATCACCAATTAATTCTTTATTACTTACCATATAACTATTCAGAGAATCAGTGAATGGGCTAACCTTCTCATCATTTTTTAGACTATATTCATAGTCTATTTTGATCATGGCTAGCATTTCCACCTCAGCATTCACTACTCCATTCTCGAATCGTATCTTTGCTTTTTCCAACTCCTCTCTATATTGTTTTGGATTGCTTTTTCTCCAGAACATCAATGTCTTACCATAATAATCGAGATACACATCTAACCTCAATTTCAGATTAGACGTACCAGTACTTACTAGATGTAATATCTTCTGGAGATCCTCATCACTATTTATCATTAAAACACCATTCCCATTCTGGCCATAGCATAGTTACGTACTACACCATAACACATATTACCAAACCCAGGATATATGGAATTGGCAATTCTAACACAGTTGCTAACGAAACCTACTACACCACTGATGACTCTGCTAATGAAATTAAACATGATTTATTATTCCCCTTTTTTGTTTTATAGTTTTAATATGTTGGTATGGGTTACATCCGTTGTTTCCATCTTAGACAAACCAATCTCCTCCATTGGGAAATTTCTAAGATTATCATGAATTATTTCCGTATAATTTATGAACGGTACAACCCAATCTGGGATTTCGATATTCATAGGAATAGCAACTGCATCAATCTTCCCGCGAAACTCTGGATTCTCTAACAGCTTCTGCATCCTTAGATAATGCTCAGGATGACTTTCCATAATCTTATCTACATTTCTCAGATTAATGTGAGTCTTAATAATGAGGACAGTATTTCTTTCATCTAGATTAATACTCTCCTCGTCATGACTCTTAATTGCATTATAAGCCACAGATGCCTTTATTCCCTGAATTCTCATAGGCATCTCATAATTACTTAGTGACTTAATGCGTGCAGGTTTGTGAAATTCTTTATTCTTAGCGGATATACTATTATATATCCTCTTTTCCAAAGTGGCAAACTTCTTAATTATATCCACCTGGTCTACGATAGACTTTCTAAGAACATCGAACTCCAGCATTGCCTTTAGAGCTTTAGCAGTCTCTTCAGCTACACCCACTTTATTAATAGGCATACCTTTTACATCAAACTGCTTATTCTCTGGTATCAGATTCCCTTCTTGTAAAATCTGTATAGTAGCATAATTCTTCCGCCCCTTTGTCAATAACAGATTTCGGAATAGGAATTCATTCTTCATAATGAGAAGACACTCTCTATCTTTAGCAGACGTATTATACTGGTCTGCAAATAATCTCATATAATCTAATATAAGGTCCGTGAGAACATAACTCATTATATTTACTATAGAATATCTTAAGCTATCTTCCTCGATAACCACAGCAGGATATTCAAACCTCTTCTTCTCCACCAACTTCTGATTATAGAAATCATACTCTTCTTCCATCTCAGTCTGTCTAAACTCCCATACAACATGATCTGCAGCCTCTTGTCTCTGGGCTTGAGTATACTTTATCTTCATAGGTATACCAACTGTTCTCTCTAATACAAACCGATAGAATGAATCTAGTGAAATAATGCACGAATCGGTGTCTGTGATTAGTACGGTTGAGCGATTTGCCTCGTAGACTTTTCTTAACTTGTCTATCTGAATATGACGATAATACACATACTCATATATTAAGTTGGTGAAGACCTCAAGGTCATCCTTTATTTCTTTAGGGGGCTTATTAGGATTAAGGAACGGTGTCTCTAATTCTACTAGTATCTTGATTATGAGATTCATTACTTTAGTATTCTCAAGAAACTTATATAAGTTATTCTTGTAATATACTATATTAAGCTCTCTCTGATTAAGATTACTAATAGTCTTCCATATAATATTTACATCTCTATCATTTGGAACATAACTATCCAATCCGCAGTTCTTAATTAATCTAAGAATACACTCTTCTCTAGTAACACTACGGTCTAAGATGTCCCAGTCATCGAATCTCTGAGGACGATTACGTTGATCTTCACAGCAGAATTCTATAAACGTAAGTACGTCATTTAAACTACCAAACTTAACACAATCAGACTCACCATCTAGTATTCCTTCAAACATCAGTATTGAAGCAGATATCGCCCCTCTACCACTTCCTGTAACTGCGGTACACAGATATAGGTTATAAAAGATACTACTAAATTGTCCAGCAGCGCCATAAACTGCATTCACTGATATTTTATACCCCTTCTGCAAAAGATCGAAAGCTTTATAAGGTTCGCTACCTTTAGGATGCTTTTTCATCTCTTCCTTAGCAGCATTTCGTTTATCCAATAGATATTGGATAAAGTTGTAGAATGGATTCTTTACATGAGCATGCTTCTGGAATAGTACACCAGTCGGAGTGATAATAGCTTGGTCTTTCAACAATTCACTAGCTAATCCAACTACATCCATCTCGGCCGTGCGATGTAAGTAGTTGTTGTCTATCGTTAAAGGGACCTGTTTATACCTCTTAGATATACTATACTTAATGCCTTCCATGATCTCAAATGGTTCTAACCATTCTCCAGCACATTTATCTATGATATGATACATAGTATTAGCATACCTATCGATAAGCTCACCATGAGGAGTATTAGCGGCTATGAATGCTTCATGATTACTCATCGCTAATTTTAGACTAGGTTCTTTATTCATTATATCTTCTCCTTTCGTTGTACTAAGTAGTCAAAATGAACCTACCTTTTGACTACCTGCTTATTTGTATTTAGTACCCATATGGCTAAAATCAAATAAAAAGAAATTAGTTCACTAATGAAAACGGTATAATAAGTCTAGACCCACAATGGTCTAGACTTTTATTAATCTAAATATTATTTCCTATTCATAATTATAGTATATAATTATAGTTGAGGTTATCTATAATTATCAATAATACAGTAAAATAAAAGTGGATAGGATCAGTGGCCAGAATAACAGGTATATCAGTTATAGCAGTTTATCAGTTTAACATCACTAATCAGTTATTCATACTAACTGATTAGCTAATGAGAAAAGTTCATTTCTTCTAAAAGAGAGCAGACGATTCATCTGTACGTCATTCTTACAAACTCCGTACTCAGGAAAGTCTACTCCATTAACCTTCCGATGTTTGAATGCTTGTACCTGTTTGAACAGATAGTCGAATTCTTTCATCTTAGAGTTAATTAAGTTTTGTATTGTGTTTTTATCCATGACTCTCACCTCCTTTCTTTACAGATTGGAGGCTACTGATCCCACTCCATATTTATAGTATATTATTATAATAAGATTTACGCAAAAGTGAGGTAGACCATTTTGGTCTACCTCTATATAATTTGTTTTGTATTAGCGGATAGCACGAAGAGTGTTGAAGACTTGAGGGTTGATTTGTTTCATACGGCGTTGGGCCATTTGTACATCACGCTTAACCTGCGTGCTGTATTTCTTGTAGATCTTGTCAAGCAAGGCTTTTTCTTGTTTTCTATTTTTCCTTAATGCGATTTCTAATGCATCGTTGTTAGCGTGTGCTTTTGCGATCGCAGCTACTTTGACACGACGAGTGAAATCGTCCTCCTGGTTGAGCCTCATGATGCTCCGAGCTTCAAGTAATCCAGCCTCACACATCTGTTTGAAAGAGTCAGATTCCATGAAGGCCTTACGATTATCATCATCCATACGAGCAACCGTATCTACTACGAAGGTCTCAATCAGAGATTCCATATTCAATGGTTCACCGTCATCTACACCTTCTTCTAGAGGAATATCATCTACATGAGTATCCTCTTGTACCGGCTGGTTAAAGCTATTTTCGTTCCAATACATTATTGATTCCTCCTTAAATCGTACGATAAGAGTATTAGGGATTATAGCAGTAGGTACCCTTCTACTACCCTAATTACATCTATGTTTCTCAATTCCATTATCAAAGGAGGATAAAAAATAAAGAGGTAGGGAATCGACCCTACCTCCTATCAGTATTACCAAGTAATCTTATACCACTTAAACATTTTGTTAGGTACATTGACCAGTTCTATTCCGAATCCATTGCTTCTTAATTCGTCTAGTAACCATTCCCTCTCTTTTTTATTAGGATAATCGGTAGGGAGTAGTTCTAAAGAGTTAAACCTTCTTACATATGCATTCTTCAACTTCTCTTCCATTTCTTTGGCTAGTTCTTTTTTACGTTCATCAGTAAGAATGAGTGGTTTTCTCATATCCTCTGCTGTTATCTTGATAAACTGTCCCATAGTATATCACTTCCACTCAGGTCTACTGAGGATAATGGTTTCTGTCAATGGGTCATCATTGACTTCGTATCCATTATCCTCTAACGCCATTATTATCCATGACTTCATTAGCATATCTTCTTCTAGATCATCATTGTAATCTACATTTACTACGTTCTCTCCATTTTCTGGATTGGTTTTCATAATGAGTTCTAATATATCACGTCTACCTTGTAGACTTACTTTTTGTAGATGATCACCAACAGATCCTTCTGTATAAGAGATAGAATCACTAACATTAACTTGTTTCTTTCTAGGACCATAGTTAATTAGCAACCCTAGATGTTGTACATCTGCTAGTGATATCCCATCGTCCATAGGGAGTAACACTCTACCTCTTTTTGCATGTGCTTCTAATAATTCTTTTGCATCTGCCATTTACTTATTCCTCCTATTATTACCAAGATATAGAATAGTGGTTATCATCTATAAGAGTGGGTTTAAATCCAGCTCTTCCCAATTCCGGAGATAACCATTCAACAAAGTATTTTACTCTGCTTTTATTTTGATATGGTGTATCATACATCTCAGGGGTGATCATTACCTTTCTTTCATTATTAACCATTGCTTCTTTTATCGTTTTCATCACTATATCTGCTGTCTCTTTTCTAAGAGTCTTAATGTGCGATATACACGGTTCAGCCTCAGAACCTTTCTCCGCTTCGTCTGCATCTACATGATATTTACCATTTTCATCCTTATGGAGAATAAACCCTAATTTCTCCATATACTTTGCATCCTCTTCCGTATTAGGTGATGGGATGATCAATGATTCATTAACAGATGTAGCTATCACCATTTTAAAATTATGGAGTTTATTTAATTCCCTATCCTTTTCGACTTCTCTCAACATCTCATCTTTAGTTTGATTGATGTATTTAAGATTCATCAAAGTAACATAATCCTTGAATGCTTTTTTTGTTCTTGTCATAATAATCCTCCTATCATTTCATTACCATACTAACTGACCAACCGAATGCATAGCCACTTATTAAACCTAAGAACCAACCAATCAGCCATCCTACTAGAATCTTTTTCATATTATACTGGTCACCTCAGTATTATAGTATATAAACAAAATTGATTTAAGAGGAGAGTTAATCTCCTCTTATTCCTCACTAAAGTTGTCAAATAAAATCTAAAGTTCAATTATATACTATAATAGTGTAATAAGGAAATGGGACACAACTCAAGGATTTTTGTGGACCATCTAATAAAAGCCATTGGGAAGTGTGATACTCTCAATCTAAAGGGTATGTGCCCGTCCTATGCTAGCAGGCCCAATCATTCTATACCTCCTATAATCAGGGTGATGAGAGTTTGGCTACTCTAAGGATAGCTAGCCTGAAAAGAAAGGTGACACCACTCATCTTTCTTTTTTGGTCGTGCGAACTTCTTTTGCTGTTCACTTGAGTCATTGTTTCTTTGTCATGAGAAATGTAAACTACTCTACCTCTTTAATGGGGTAGAGAGTTACATTTGCATTGACACTTTATTACATGTAGTATATTAGGGGTATCTAAGCTTAAAAGCATATAGAAAGGGGTTTAATGGATATGCTTGAGAATTTACAGAACTATGGATACTATGTTGACCTAGTCAAAACTGGCAGAACTAGGGTCAACGCCAACCAAATAAGTATTCATAACTGGAGGGATCATTATCAATCCATTCTTAATATATTAAAGGATGGTATTGAGACAGACTGGGTGCAAAACATGTGCATTACAGTAGACTATGGGAATGGAGAGGATATCGATCTGTATATTACGGATTATTATATTAATCTCTTGTTTTGGTACTTACCACTCTCATTGGAGGATACAGCCTTAACTCCTAAGTATCTCTTCTTCGAGGAGAAGATGACTGGTCGGGCAATAAAGGAATATGTTGATAAGTTGTTTATTATTCCCCATCGTGGAATAGTAGACAATAAGATATTGAACAACGTCATCTCAGATTTTTTGTATAATTTCATTGATATCGATCAGTTCTCAATGTTCTTAGCAAATACTCTCAATCTTGAGGATACGATTGAGTTGATGAATGCATCTCCTGAATATGATGCAATCATCCATGCAGATTTGTCTACTGAACCTTTGGAGAATGTAAAGAATAAAGGAATGGAGTATGTTGCTCAAGCTCAGAAACTTATTTATGACGCAGAGAATATAATGGGTCATGAACATTGCCTTCGTAATCCATTCGTATCTGGTGAAGGTATTAATAAGAAACAGTATAAAGAGAACTCTATTAATATAGGAACCAAGTCTGATGGTCAGGGTTCTATCTATCATACTATAATCAACCAATCTTATATTACTGGTGGTCTTAATAAGTTGGAATATCAGTTTATTGATTCTGCTTCTGCACGTGTAGCCCAGATTATCTCTAAGAAGAATGTTGGTGATAGTGGTGGGTTTGCTCGTATCTTAGGCCTTAATAATGTGGATACATTCTTGCATAGTGATCCTCATTTCGATTGTGGTACTAATAACTATTTAATTCAATTCATTCCTAATAAGAATGTATTTGAAATGCTTATTGGAAGATTCTATAAGCTTAATGAACAAGGACAACTGTTGTGCATTCATGCTGAAGATACTCATCTTATAGGAAAGACTATACTGTTGAGATCTCCAGTATTTTGTGCTAGTCATGCTGCTGGTAAGGGTATATGCTATCACTGCTATGGTGAACTGGCACATACTAACCATGATATCTCTGTAGGAAGAATCGCTACTGAGATAATCACTGCTCAGTATACTCAGATGAGACTTTCTGCTAAGCATCTGTTAGAGACTAAGATCAAACCCATCCATTGGGTTGATGAATTCTATGATTGGTTTACTTTGGATATAAATGGTATTCAAGTAAGACATGATATAGATGCAGCTAGTATTAATGGTTGGAAGTTATCTATTTCTCTTGATTCTATTCAACTTGAGAATGATGATGACTTCTATAAGCATGAGTATTATATGGATGGTGCTAACAGCACTATAGATGATGGTCCATTCTATAATGAGTACGTTACTGAATTCAGTGTAGTATCTCCTGATGGTAATACTGTTATTCCTATCACATCTCATATCGAAGAAGAGGATGACGAGGAAGAAAAGGTACCATCTAAGTTATATATCACTGATCAGTTCGGTGCTCTCATCCGTAAGAACATATCCATTGATGATGAAAGTAATGATATTGAAATCAATCTGAATGAGCTGATTGATACCAATATATTTATAATAAAGATGGAAAATAATGAACTCGGTTCTGCTCTTGACACATTCGTTGATCTCATCAATAAGAGAGATGTAACTAAGAAGCTGAATGCATCTGAACTTGTACAGTCTCTCCAGCTTAATGTATTGAAAGGTAACATTCATTGTACTAGTATTCACTTAGAGGTCATTGTAGCTAATCAGATTAGATCTATTAATGATAGACTCTTAATGCCGAATTGGTATAATAAGAATGAGCCATATGAGGTACTCACTCTTAATGAAGCACTCAAAGATAGTAGGTCTCCTATCATCAGTCTCACTTACTCTAAGTTAGCAGATACTCTTAAGTATCCGCTTACATTCAAGAAGTGTGGAGCATCTATCTTTGACCTCTTCTATATACGGAAGCCACTCAAGTTTATCCACGCAGATCATGATATCTTAGATATCAATGATAAACACGCTCTTAAACCAGGAGATTCCCCAGTAGTATTCGCACATGATCATTCTGGAGAATATCCAAAGAATAGGCTTAATTATGTAGAACCCTTCCGTGTAAGACCCAAAGACAGATTAGATGACTGAGGTATAATAGGGGGTAGAGGGTACTTATCCCTCTACCCTACTAATTTATATATAAGGAGGAAACAGTATAATGGGATTATATTCAGCCCCATATGGGCCTATAGATATTCTTGCCTCGTCCGTTGTTATTCATAATTATAATCCAGGAGATAATCAAAGGCTGGAGCATTTGTTTTCTGTATGGTCTAAAATAAAGCATAGATATGAGTCGATGGGTATATTTTATGATTATGAGCATAAAGATTTATACCTTCCTGGTGGTATTAATCTCGCTCACGTAATTAATTCCTTTAGCTCAGATCTTATTAAAAGGATACCACCCGATCCGTACAAGCATATAGGAAACGTAAAGTGCCGAATCAAGCCTAGAGACGATCGACAATGGGAAGCAATGAGATTCTGCTTAGGTTTAGAGGAATATTCCGAGAATAGAAATAGATCTCAGATAGGTCTTAATCTTAATACTGGTGTTGGTAAGACTGCTATAGCCGTATTAACATTCGCTTTTTATGGATTGCGCACAATAATGATAACTGCATCTTCATCTTGGCTGGACCAGTGGAGGGATAGGTTATTAGAGTATACTGATCTTAAACCAAGCGAGATATATACTATATCTGGAACTCCAGGAATAGTGAAACTATTCAATGGAATGAAGAATACTGAAAATATTAAATTTCTGCTTTGTACCCATAGTACTCTTCAAACGTATGCTAAAAAACATGGATGGGGATCTATTCGGAAACTGTTTATGGATCTCCAAATAGGGATTAAACTAGTAGATGAAGCACATCTTTATTTTTCGAATATAAATATGATAGACGCGTTCAGTAATTGTCTAAAGACCTATTATCTAACAGCTACTCCTATGAAGTCTGATAGATATGAGGATAAGATATATCAGAGATCTTTTGAGACTGTTCCTAAGATTACTCTCTTTGATGAAGAGAATGATCCTCATGCTAATGTGCTTATAGTGAAAATTAATTCCCACCCAAGTCCTTATGATAAAGAGGCTATAAATAGTGGTAATTACGGATTCAATGTATTAAAATATGTGGATTACTTTATGCAGAATCCTATATATTATCCATTACTTCATATCACTCTTTATCACTGTTTATCTGAAATGAAATCAGAAGATAGGGTATTAATCTATCACGCTACTAATAGTGCAGTAATGCAATCTTATCGATGGATTAAGTACCATTATGGCCAGTATTCTATAGGTATATATACCTCCCTAGTTCCAAAGGAGATTAAGCCTGATCAGCTTAATTGCAAGATCATATTATCAACTACTAAGTCAGCTCAGGCATTGCTCGATATAGCTCATCTTAAGAAGATTATTGTATTTGCAGAACCATACAATTCTGCTCCTATCACTAGACAGGTACTTGGACGTCTTCGTGATTCAGATACAGAACTGATTGAGATAGTGGACTATGGCTTTTCCAGACTTCATACCTGGTCTGTACATAGAAAAAAGATATATCAGACGTATGCAAAGGAAATTAATGAGGTCCAGTTCAATGAGCAAGAATTAAACGATGCTGTGCTTCAGATTAATAGAGCAGAAAAACAAGAACTGGAGAATCGTATGATAGGAAGACCTCTACCAGTTGAGTATGTGAATAAATGATTATATACTATATTGGTGAGAGGTGATTAATATGAAATATGAGATTAATTGGAAACCAGTAGATGAAAAGGACACTAGTGTGACATCTTATGGTACAATGATACGTGAAGTAGATATAGGGCGTAAACTTACATTCAAAGATGTATCAGAGGTGCATAAGAGGGATGGTCATTATGTTCAGCTGTTAGAGGAATCTGATGATCTTATAAGATTCATCGATGCCAGTTTTGGTAAAATAATGACATATAAGCTTATTGAAGAATAAGATAGAGTAGACCGGTATGGTCTACTCTTCTTTTTTGTAAATTGCGTATTTTTTAAACATATATTATTGAAGTGAGAAAGTGCATAATAGATGTATGCGCTAAAGGTTACCTAAGGGAGGTAATTAAAATGAAAGTTTGGTTCATTGAAGCTCGTTCGAAGTATTCTTCCAGTTGGGTTACTCTCAATTATACTTTTAACGAGAAAGAAGCTTTTGGTTGCATTGACGACATCGAAAAGGCTAATCCAGACTCTAAGGCCCGGTATTACGTAGTTAATATCAAAAAGGATGTCCATGGTTACGATAATGGTGTTGGAGATCACTTCGTATGTCTTGTACGAGTATGCCGCTATGATAATGAAGAAACTGGCAGAGCTGGAGTATTCGATTCTATCGAAGAAGCAAAAGAATTCGCAAGACATGCTGAGGACGAGACCCATTATTGCACAATTGATTACATCCAGCTTGCATCAGAGAGAAAGAGCTGGAAAGCCGGAAAGTATGACAACTGGGCATAATCCCAAACACTATTTAAAGGGTAGGCATGGAAGCCTACCCTTATTTTTTTGAGAAGAGGATGTTATGAGATTCTAATCGAAAGGAAGCCAACATGATTAGCTCTATACTTTTTCGTACTGAGCCGTATGGTAAACACAAAGGAGTGATAGTCATCCTCTTCCCATATTGAAAATGGCCTGCCATTATTAGATTGTCAATCACATACCGCCTTGTTGTGCTTGTGCCAATTCATCTTTACGGACAGCGAGTTCGACCTTAGCTTCTTCGTAAAGCTTGTTGAGCTCCTCTATGGGCAAGAACGACTTGAAGTAGTGATGCATGAGCTTACTAATAAATTCGTTCTTTAGTGGCTCGTTTAATTGGCCTGCCCCCATCTTCATAATTACAATATTCTGGATCAATTCATTAGCTACTGCCAGAATCTGGCTAGTGTTAGTGAAGTTGAGCATGACAGGTGCTGGAAGGGTTACTTCTAGTTCATCTTCTACACCATACTCACATTGATATACTTTAGTGAATATTTCGCTCAAGAAATCTTGGTATTTCAGCTGTCTATCGTAAATTTTTATTAGGAATCTAGAGTTACTCATAGTAATATGAGTAGCAGTCTGTTCCTGATAACGGCTGTTAACCATCTCTAATGATACACCAGTCAGATTAACTGCCATCTCCTCTAGCATATTCATGAAATCAGATTTGATATCAATGTTCTGCCCTGGCATTACTTCGAAGTTTACAGGAGATTCTCCCTGTCTGTTTTGAGGAATGACTAGGTCATTGAATCTACCAGTTATATTGAGGATATTGTTCATATTCTCTACTTGGCGTAGATTGAAGTTAGATTGCTTGATCTGGTTAATTACGTTCAGCAATACTGCTTGGATGTTTGTATCTACAGTCTGACGTACCTGGTAGATACGTTTATCATATCCTCTAGTTAATAGTGCTAAACTATTACTAATATACAAGCAAGATAACAGCTTAGCAGGGAATAATGATTTAGCGATATCACTAATACCTCTATGAGTTTTATCATTCATATCGAAATATACATGAACCATATCACTAGGAGGAATGAAGCTAACCCTAATTCTGCTAACCTTACCATTACCATTATCAGCATTATATTTAAGGATAGTATAGATCTCTCTAGCCAAGTCTTGATTTGCATTAACGAATTGAGCGTCAATACGTCTACTAATACTCATAGCTATCTTAGTCAATACCTGATCATCCATGGTGGGACGATTCATATCTTCTCTAGCTCTAGTAGCACGACGTGGACGAAGACCACCCATAGTACTAGTGAATGTAGTTTGATCAAACTGCATCTTATTATTGCATTCAATATAGTAATAGCCTAGGCAAGTTTCATCTATATAAAGAGGTTTAACCATAGTATGGTCTAATAAGCGTAAGATACAGCCAGGAACATTAATCTCTTGCTCCAACGACTGCTTTTTATTTTTTGTAATAAAACCATCTGTAGCTAGGCTAGTAGGAGATTCCATTGTACCTCCTCTAGCAAACTTCTCAAACTCTTTATGCATATTTCTCAGATAGTTATTATTACTGAGCATAGTAGTAGCAGTAGTTAACTTTTCTACAGCTTCTGATAATGCCTTGTCCTCTTCTAGCATTCTAGCATTTTCTACCATGATTCTACGTTTATTCTGAGCTTCCATGAATAGACTAGGGATAACTCCAGTTTTGTTTATCTCTATTTCTATTCCATCTTCTACGGAAGTAGAACCCATAGTACTAGTATCATCGCTAAAACGTACTGATTCTTGTAATACTCCATTGTTATTATCTACTCCATAAAAGGCAGTAAATCTAGTACATGAGGGAGATATAGCCTCATTCATAACCTCTTCGGTTAATACAGTATCTTCTGTAATAAAGGCATCACTTTTTGTTTTCTGTAGTAGTCTCCCTAGAGCTTTATTATAGCTTACTATATATACAAACTGCTCACCATATTTAGCAGTCTTTCTATAGCACTTATCAGCAAACTCTCTTAGCAAATATTTCTTTTTGAATGATTCTATATCAGCATGAGCAGTATCGGAGCTACCCATACCACTACCATCCACCTGATCTACTTCTTTACCAGTAGCGTTAGTTAAACGGGTTATCTCCATATTATCCTGGTTGAAGTGATCGGCACACATAACGTGATCTGCTTTGATATCTAATGCCTCATCCAGTTTAGGAACATATTTGCAGACAGTATCTATTTCTCTATCTAAATCTCTAGCTACAGCATTCTGGCTGTACATATCCATCATATCAGCCAAAGCAGATTCATCGCTTAGAGCCATTCTAAACTCTTTAATCATATCATCATCATTGTTAGCCAATGTACGACTATACAAATCAGATATATTTCTACCATTATAACGCAGTCTAGTCCTATCAATAAGACCATTAAGATCCTTATCTATAGTACGTCTAATAGAGTCTATAAACTTAGCATCCTTATTATCACTATAATAGGTGTTTTTGTAAGCGGCATCCAAGTCATTCTGTATCTTGGTGGCAATATTCTTATTAAGGGTAGTATCTAAATAAGAAAGATCTACTTTATCATTTCTAGCCATCTTATACGACCTCCTTTTTGATTACCACCTTGTTCGCTTTATAAGATAATAACTCCCCTAACCCAATTAAGGGCTAGGGGAGAGGGAACTTATTAGTCTATCTTAAGCATTGGCATTCTGCTGGTTAAGCGTATCTACAGTCGGACTGGAGATATTATTGCCACCAGCATTCTTAGCCTCGATAGCATCAACGTAGCTACCATCATTAGCACCGTTACCGGTAATACCGAGAGCGTCATTGCTAAGGATATTGTAGCCGAATTCCATTTCATCAAAGCACGTATGTGCGTTGATGTATTTCAGGAAGTCAACTGCACGCTGGCTAACGATACGACCAGGAATGGGCAGGCCTTGGAACTGAATACCCATTTCCTGGAACTGAATTTCACCACGGGTTACATTGTAAATCGTGGTATTAGCTATAGTCGGCTGGCAGCTTGCCAGGATATAAGCCTTTTCAACGTTCAGGCAGGTATTATCAGTTATGATCAGCAAGAAGTGGAATACTTCATACTGATAGCCCTTGTCATTCATGCTTGCCACTTTATTACCAGTTGTATTATCCGTATTGGTGCCATCAGCAACCTTATTGCTACGGTTAGTCAACGGTTCATTCAGCAAGCCACAATAACGTTTAACCTGCGTCTTGGGGTCTTTCACACCACGTAAGAATAACTCGTGCGTCTTAGTCAGGATGGAGCCAGAACGTTCGAAGTAGTTCATAGTGAACTGAGAGCCACCCTGTTCAGTAACACGAGTGATGATATTCAGGTCGGTGATACCGTTGGTTAACGGAGTCGTCTCACCAGTGATATCATCAAGACCCTGTGCACCACGGAATTCATACTCTACAATGTGGCGATAGTTCTCAATAAGGCTTGCATAGCCACCCTTTTCAGCGCTGATAGAAGCAAGCCTATCAAGGAATACAGGAATCTGCAACAGTACCAAGAAACTGTAACCAGTTTCATAGAGGTCGAACTGTGCAAGGTTCGTGTAATCCGTAACACCCCTAAAGAGAGTATAGGAGGTGACTGGATTCGGTGCCAAAGTGTTATCAAAGATATTCGTAACAGCCATTTCTCTTCACCCCCTTATCAATTCAATGCAATAATCTTGAACATTTCCGTCTGAACGAAGTTGCGGAATTTGATCTTGATTACGGCATAGATAACCTTATTCAAATCATACACCTCGTCTTCAACGTATTCAATCTCACAGCTCTTAAAGCGATCACGATACTTGTCGATAACGACAGTCTGAACGTCTTTACGATACTGCACAAGATCGTCACCATCAATGAAGGAATAACGAATCTTCGGGCAGAGAGCACGGATTGCTTTAATGATTTCCTGAACACCCAGCACGTTATTAACCCAGCTCAACTGAGTATAACGAGTCTGGCTAGTGTATTCGGAATTCATCGTCAGAATGTCACCATCATAGAAGGAGAGATAGTTGATACGCAGGGTATCGAAGATCTTCCTCTGATCTTGACTCGGAGTACGTTTCGGGCAGAAGTTAAGAGAGTTCTTAATGAAGCTCCGACCCGGAATAACGATACCATATTTCTGACCGCAGAAAGGACGAATACGACCATTAATGAAATGGTCTACGAAGAGGATTGCCAAGTCATATGTTACCGTTACATGAATCTTACGACGAGTATACGGATCGTAAATCTTGTAGTTGTTCATGTAAGAGCAACAGAAGCGGCTATGTGCTTGGTATTGATTCATGATTTCCATCTGATTAATGCTATTGCAATTCAGACCAAAGTCACGCATAAATACCAAGTCTTCACGGAAGATTACGAGCTGTTCGATAGCACGTTTAACTTCCTGGTGATAATCAGCATCGAAGATAATATCAACACGGTTATTATCCAGGTCGTAGATATCATCACCATCTTCAGTGTTACCACTGAATGCTGCTTTGAGAGCGATATCAACAATGTTCATCTGAGTTGCACTAAGCTGATTGTGTGTAATCTGAGCAGGAGCATCACCAAACGAACCATTGGAACCGCCTACGAGCGGATTGCCATAAACCGTATCAAGTACCGGAGAACCGTTGGTAGTGAAGTGAGGAATAGGATTATTCATCGTATCATTACCAAACAGCAAGTCACAGCTGCTAGCATCGCTTATTCCAGAAATATATTCGATATTCTCTATGAAATCATCATAGATATCATCGAAGAACTGGCAACGCATCTGCTTAGATCTGCGATCTACAGCGGTTTCAATACTGGTGTTATACTCGCCTTCAGCGATATACGGATTCAGCGTAAACGGAATACGCTCAAGTTCCACATCACCTTCACTAATCAAGAGATAATACTTGAAGTAGTTTACAGGATAGGAAACCTTATCATCTACTACGATACGGAAGCGTTTATTGGAAATACCACGACCCATATCAGCGAAGACAATAAGCGGATAACTCCCGTTAGTGCCTACAGGCGGAGGACCACCAGCGTCATAGGAATTACGAGCAGCTTTAGCAAGAGTAGCCATCTTATTGCCTACAATGCTATAGCTTTCAAGAGTAAAGTTAATCTTGGTGCTATCTACCATTACCGGAGTAATAGTTACTCCAGAGGGGATAGAACCAGTACCAGGACTCGGCATAGTGCTAGAGCTAATCTGCACAATAGAACCGCTGGCCGGATCAGTATACTGCCACAAGAAGATACCATTTTCATCCGTATCTTGTTCGGATTCTTTAGACAAGTTAGCAACAAGAACCAAGTTAGCAAGTGTGGAGTCAGATGCAACTACACGCTTTACAGTTACGAGGCCACCAGCTTGAACCACTTTTGCAGTCTGAATAGATACCTGACCATGGCGCATAAAGCTAGGAGCTCCATACAGATCGAAGTAGTCTGTACCGCGTACTTTGTGCTGCCATTCTTCAGGACCCTTATCTGCTGTCATTGCTACCATGTAAATAGGACGGTCAATGTTGTCATCGCCAGGCACTGTAATAGGTGGAATGTCAGATTGGTCGTCCCATTCGATAGTTAAACCAGGAATTGGCATAATAAGTTCCTCCTTTTCTGTCTTAATCTATAAAATTACTAATAGATTTTAGACGATCGTTATACCGGTGGCAACAACCTACTTGGGCTCACAGCCACCTGATTACCAGTATGTTGCTATTACGCCTGTAGATTTGGAGGAACCGAACATATAGTTTATTCGCCAACAAGGATTTTTTCTAGAGGTGTATCTTTCGGAGTATCATTCAGCATAGCATAGAGAACTGATTCATCGAAGTCTTCACTGATGAGAGCAGTATATGGGCTGATTAGTTTACTTACTTGCTTAACCGATACACTCTTATATGCATGCATATCTTTAGACTTACTGAGTCTGAAAGGAATATTAGGATCATCCTTAGATCTACATAGCTCACTGAATGGTACACCAAACATTTGAGCGTTCAATCCATATGAGGAACCATTGAGAGCTAGGTTGTCTACCATGTATTCGTATAACTTGTCATACGGGATACTGTTAATAATATACCCTAAGATAAACCACAGATTCATAAACTTTTCGGCATTGCCAATATACTGTACTACTGTAGTAGATACTGCAACTTGATCTCCATCTTGATATCTTAAAATACGATAATCAGCAGGTTCCATGTAATCTGCAAACTTAAAGTCCTTAACCTTATCTACTCTATACGGTTTAGTAGTAAATACAGTAGGGAATCTGAAAGGATATATTCCGATATTCTTACCAGTCTCATTATCCTGTACTGTATAATCGAATATACCGAGAATCTCTATATATTCACCTATAACTTCAGCTATCTTACGCTCAAAATACTTCTCAGGAACGTAAGCTAGAAGCTCCTTATTCTTACCACCTTGGAATATCAGTTTATCTTGTTCTTCTCTAATGAAGCTAGGAAGTCCATTATTATCAGCCATTTATATCTCCTCCTTTACTATTACTCATAAAGTCAGGCTAGGAGAATCTAATCTCCTAGCCCTATGGTTTATTGCTTTTCTTTAATAAATTTCTCAATAATAATCAACCTATATTCGTTTTCTTCTTTAGATAGTGGTACGTTATTGGAATCGTTTCTTTCTATCATTCTAAGTGCTAAGTCATTTTTAGTGTGTATATTAACTCCCTTATCTATCATCATATTAGCTACCCTATACTTAGCCTTCTTACAAGCCTTAGCAAAAGCCATAGAATCATTCTTGCTAGGATCAGCTCCTAGATCTAATAGCTTAACTGCTAATCTGGTATCCTCACCATCTATAGCATATAAGAGAGCATCTCCATTTCCAGCATTACCCCAATTATCCCATTTAGGTTTAACATCATTACTATTAATGAAGATAAGAGTCTCTAATAGAATACTATACCTATTAGACTCAGCTATAGCAGTAATGACCTGATCTACTGCTTCTTCTAGATTCTCTGGTTCGTGTTCCTTGACCCAAGAGAGATAAGCTGCTGTCATATTAGATGGATAAGTATTATTTTTAGCAGAGCATCCTAAGCATGCTCTTACTATCATTAAATCTGGTACAAACTCTGGGTGACTCATGATACTAAATGCTATTTGATTGTATCTGCTTTCTAATATCCTACCCCATAGATAGGGGTTTTGGTAGAATCGTCTACCATACATTATGAACGGATGCTCACCATTCATCATATAAGTCTCATTAGTCTTACTATTGTAATCATAATCCTTTACATTAATCCCTTTAGCTTTCAGCATGAATAATATTTGGCTCCATGTGCTGATTTTATCTCCCATGAGAATTCCCTCCTAATAGATAAACTAGAGGGCTGGTGTTGCCCTCTAGATATCCACTTATATTATTCCTTCTTATCTTCTTTGGGTTCTACTACCTCTACGTAACCAGAAGTGTATTTCCCAGTTACTGGTAGAGATTTCATAGTCATTTCAGATCTGCGACGTCTACCCTTTATTTCCCTATTGGCTCTAAAGTCCTCTTCATCACAAAACTCTATAGTTACACCAGGAATCATAATAGTCAACTCCCTATTTCCGTCTTCTACCCGGATAATTTAGATGCTCCATAGTACACGTACCAAAGTTCGTATACAACTCACCAATGTCTTTCTTATCAGTAGCCAAGATAAGATCTTCATAGTTTCTAAGAACTCTTTGCACATTATCCAAGTTCGGATTAACGTCATTCCAATGCGGGTTATTATAAATAATACGACCGTACGGATTTTCTCTAGAAGCAGCGTCACTAGCAGGAATAATCTTATCTTTGCTAAAGTCATAAGTGGTTGTTCCACCACTAGTGGTCCCACCGTGGAGAACCCCACCTGTAACTACAGCATTATATACGACATTACCAATTCTAGTACCTCCAGAAATAACACCACCTACAACAGTACCACCAGTGGTGATAATATCTCCAGTAGTAGTGCCTCCAACAAATCCAACTCTGGCATTGCCTTCAGTAGTATATATTGCTGTTCCACCAGTAGCTGTTCCACCAGTAGTAGTACCGCCAGTAGTGATATCTCCTACGGTGATTCCTCCAGTAGTGACCATATGTTCACCAGTAACTTCAGTACCGATAACAGTAAGATCAGTATACTTATTCTCAAGAATTTCAGCATTCTGGTTCTTATTGGAATCAACATCAGCTTCGGTTATAGTTGTATCTATCAGCATAGCATTTCTGACAGTACCATTAGTGACTGTAGCATGGGTGATATATCCAGTGTCTGGATCTACATCACCATCTACATCACCAGCACATACAATACCATTCAAGAAGTACCCATCAGCAAAGCTACCACCCGTAGATTGAGCATGAGTCATACCGATAATGATATTATCTTTGTTCTCGCCTTCAACGATACCATCCATAGTACAGCCAGTTAGCTTACCAGATTCAATATGACCCTTAACAATATTCTTGTTTTTATCCAACTCAGCATCAGTGATGACACATTCTTCGATCTTAGCAGCTATTGTAGTACCAGCCATATGGATAGCAGCTTTAAGACCGCGATCGACACCAGCATAGTCACTGTACTTAGCCAGACTTCTAATCTGATCAGTCTTAATAACTACTACTAGGTTAGAATAATTAGCAGAACAATCGATTCTAATCTTATAGATATCCATACTCTCCTCAACTTGTTCTACCTTATAGATATCAGTCACCAAACCAGTACAGTGTTTCATTACTCCCTTTTCCAGGTAGTCGAATGTATATACATTCCCAGGTTCTACAATAATAGTCTTATCAAGAGAACTATTAACGTACGTCATCTTTATTTCTAGTACCAATCTGGCTTTAGTCTCCACTCCTGTCAGGTTATAAATACTAGCCTGAGTACATGAGCAATGAAGAGGTCCACCACATTTATACAATCCTGCACTTATACCAGGATTTACAACGGTACTAGATTTTCCACATCCACATCCAGGCTTCCATGTACCATAGAATGCAGGAGGGTTGGGATCGAAGACATGATTTACATGATTGCAATCATGTCCTGGCCCAAATATCTGAGCCGATTTGTTCTGTCCGCAATTGCAAGCCATTATAGACTCCTCCTTTCTTTATTTACCCAGATGTGGAGTGATGATTAGCCCTCTGTCCCCGTTTTCTCTTCTGTTGGTTTTATAATACCAGCACGAACTAATTCCAATCTCTGAACGATATAGATAGTTTTTAGGATATTGATGATACTATCTTTGAGTTCAGGATTCTCATACATAACTTCCGTAGGCATGTAAGTTAGCTGAGATATACGCTGGAAGAACATCATGATGTAGAATTTAGTTGCATAGTCAGTAATACTAATATTACGACTTAAACGGCTGAAAGCAACCATAATCATGATCTGGAACGGCATCTCTTCACTGAAACCACCATTCAACAATTCACGATGTTTCTCATTGGTGTATTGGAACTCAAACTGTTGTAACAGTTTAGGAAAGTATATCACCTCGTACTCAAACCCATTTCTATAGAATAACTCATACAAGTCCTCTACAGTACGTTTGAATCTCTTATCCTTCATAAACTTACTTAGATTGGGTCTCTGTTCTTTAACGTACCCAATTACTGGTACGCTGATATTCTTCTCGCATACAGCAGTATAGTATGCTACAACGCATGCATCTAGTTTACGTTTCTGAATATCCGTCAGCTTCTTATCTTGCTTAATCTCCTCAGCCAGTTTATCAACTAATGCCGTTTGTTTGGAGATAGGAGAGTAAAATATTTGATGGAACATTTTCGCATATTTATCTCCGAAAGGGACGGTAAACATGTTTTTCGTATAGGGACGAATACCCTCTTTAGTTTCAATAGCCAGTTCTTCATTGCTGTTACCCATTATTAGGTTCCTCCTATTATTTTTTATTTAGGTTCTCTTTCTGTTGTTTTGCTATCTCAGCAGCTGCCATAATCTCAGCTCTATGAGTTTGCTGAATAGCCATACGGATATGGGTTATTACTGTAGGATACATATCCTCATTAAAGAGAATCCTATTAAACAGATTGAATACACTTGTATGACTAGATATATTCTGAGTCAATAGCTGTACTATATGCTCATTATTAGCACCATATATAGATCTATAGATATACTCGTCAGTTACTGGCATATTTCTCAATGCCGAGATTACTTTCTGTAGATTAGCAACTATCAGAGAAATGGCGTCTCCTTCCCCGAATGCCATTCTGCTGTATACTGTACCCATATCCTTATTCTTACGCATATCTTCCAAGTGGAAGTTTACGTAAATATTATCCTTCTCAGAGCTAATATATCTCTCATAGAAGGTAACGATGTAGTTGTTTAGTCTAGATACGAAGAAATCATACATACATCTAGCCAAAGTATATAGGTCTACTCCATTACTCTCATTAAACTGCAAATCCATATGCTTGCAGATAGTTTGAATGATAGTAAGATATACTTCAGCTCTACTTTCGTTAATTCGCTCAGCTTCATCAGGATATGTGACTAGCATTTCATTAAACACGTTTTCATAGCTTTCTACTGCATTGGGAGGACCAAATAGGTCAAACGAGTTTAAGCTTCTAGTAAGAGTATCTTCAATGATATCCATTACGTAATCTGAATCAAACTGACTCAGTATTACACTCAATTGATTATTACTTCGAATGAAGTACTCCTTGTCATTAATTAGAAAATCCAGCATGTTTAATCTCTCCAATCATCGTAGATTGATATAGTAATCTATATTGGCATCTTTATCGGTCTCGTAAGCTTCATAAAGATTTATAGCATGGTTTATAACTCTATTGCAATAGTTAGCCATGTCCTCTTTTTTATATGGCTCTAGTATGAACTCTATAATAGTATAACCGTTCCTCTTCTCTATTACGTATCCATGGGATGATCGAAATATCCACTTCCTTGTGGTACTATCGTCACCAAACGTAATTAGAGGTTTATTATGTTCATGAACAAAGGTTATTCTAGTATACTTATTCTCTTCAATCTGCATTAGAAACCCTCCTAATTATGTACTTGTATTCAAATTACTAAAATTTAATAGGCTAGAGGTATATACCCCTAGCCTATACCTACTGTTTAGAGAGAAGTTACGTAATGATAGAATTGTTTACCAAGCAACTCTATCTCACCACTATTCCTAACCACATGGGAATTAACAGAGAAGTGGTTGATAAAGTAATCATTTAGTTGCTCCAAATCATTTTTGTCTACTTCTTCAGGAATACCCTTAACGAAGTAAACTACTTTTTCTGTATCAGGAGCACACCAGAGACCGGCATAGATTATACAATCTGGGTTGGTAAGATGATCATGATGAGTCAATCTAGATACATAGCGATCAGTATCCTCTTTTAGATACTTATCCTGAATGAGATGACTCTCGTCTGACTGTAATAAGCAGATCAGGTCATTCAGTTGATCATCGCTACTAAGAGCATAATAACTGGTATCCATATATTTATGGCCGTTACCAATATCATTTAAGATACGATCAGCTGTCTCTCCTACCCAGCAACCTATTCCTATTACTGGAAAACCATTTTGTTCACTGCTTCTAACAGTGTTATATGATCCCCATAATCCTGATGAAATCCCGGTTGCGATCTTTTCTGCCATTTCTTTCTTAGAAATATCTTTTATCATTCTAATACCTTCTTTCTAATAAAAAGAGAAAGAAACGAATAGTAATCCCCATTACTATTCGTTTTACGTGATGTCTCACTTGGTATTATTTTTAGCATCACGTTCCTCACCCTTAGATTCAGCAGGTATTACATCAGGGGAGGTTACATCTCTTTCTTCATATTCTACTTCTTGAGTAGTATGTGCTACTTTAGTAGTAGTTTCATTTGTAAGAGCACCCCTACCAAGAAAACCAGTCAGACCAGACACAATAGCCATAGGAACTTCACTACCAGTAGCAGTACCAGAAATAATCTGATGAGCGATAGTTCCAGTAACTGCAATTATACCCATTGCTACTAGTCCACAAGCTACAATCTTATCTGTAGACCAAAAACTTAGCTTACGTTTAATCATCATCATGCTTCCCTCCAATCATTGTTGAGACTCATCTTCTATATTCGAAAAGTCATCTCCATTACCGTACTGTCCCATGAAGGAAGGCATTGATCTATATATCGATCCATTTTCAATCTCTTCAGGATCTTTATTAAAGTCAGTGAAAAGTGATGATGGCATATTCCCTTCTACTTCACTATAACTAGAACGACCCAAATCAGGATCTACACTATCTGGATGAATACCATAGAATCTAGCATATGCGTCTTTAGTTCTAGTATCTTGGAGCATCATTCTAAGATGATCATCCTCACTCTTTCTCTGTTGAGCTACGAACTCAGAAAATAAAAGCCCTTTACTCTTGTTCATCTGAGCTAGATCTAGATTAACTTGAGCAGCTAATGTATTCATATTAGTAGTGGCATTAAATCGTTCTAGATGCTTAGCCATATCAGCTTCATCTTTAGCACCACTAGCCATTTCAATCTCATCATCTACGTAATCATCAGTCTTAATAGCTGTTTTCTCTATACCAAAGTTCTCTCTGAGATTGGTCCCATTATACCATACGTACAAACTAAGCAACATGCTGAAGATACAGTCGTCGTGACTTAAGTCACTATGTTCTACACGACCGTTCTTTTTAACTTCCATTCCCCTCATCTCTTCAAGGATGGTCTTACAGATAAACTTATCTTTATGATAGTTTACCCTTTCTCTGAGTAACTCGATTAATTGGTTCCTAACTTCGTGAGTTGAGGTAATACCGTACACCTTGGTCAATTTAGTAGCTCTATATAACTGACCTCTAACAGTCGATTCCTCGACTATCTTATCTTTCATCTCATAATAGAGATTAGGTTTAACCCGTGTTTCTTTTAGTTTACCAATTACTGCTGCGCCAAAACCCTATACGTTTCATATGGACGCAACTCCATATTCCCTTTCGAGCACTCCCATTACAGGACGTGAGCAGATCATATGTCATCCCTATTTCTAGGGCCAGTATTTTTCTTCCGCCATAAGCTTGCGGTTCTACATTAAGGGATATACCCTCCCCCGCCAGGGGATGATCGTTGAACGTTCTACTTTTTAGATACATTCCAACCCTTAAAACTACCTTGAGTTATCGGAGTTTTTCTGAAAATGTAATTTCGTATACAAGAATCGTTACCATACCCCAATTTCTCGATAACTTTATTAATCCCATTGCATTCTATATATACAGGAGCGTCATCTTTGCTAATAATGTACATTTTTCTATTATCTGGCCTTGGGACTTTATTCAATCCATCTCGTATGGCTTGAGCATTATTTTCAGAATACGTTCCCCATTTCATGTTAGAAAGTTTTAAATTGAGCTTATCGTTATCAATATGGAGAACAACTGGTTTGTTTTCAGGGTTGGGAATGAAATATTCGGCGATCAGTCGATGAAGAAGAAATTTTTTACTAATTCCGTTATAATTCAAAGTTACTGTTCTATATCCATTATTAAATACTGGGGCAGATATATGATTGCCTGTAACTGTGTTGATAATATCTCCTTCTTCATTTATAATAAATCTTCCATCACCGAAATTTATTGTTTTATACATAATAATCACTTCCTTACACAGAGGTCATTATGTATATAAAAAGTAGTTTCGCTGCTAAACAAGGGTGGATTATTTTTACACCCTCTTCAAAGCAATTAACACTGTTGGAACGCGAAGATTACTCTCACGCGCTGAGATTTTTTATAAGGGCACTCCATTTCTTTCGATATTGATGATACAGTTCGGCATCATATTCAGAGTAATATATTCAATTACACGAGCTAAGTCAATAAGGCTAATGGTATTGCTATGCATATGAGCGAATACTCTAGTGGTCTTACTATCTATAATAGTTATAGCGGATGAATCTCGGCTCATACCACCTGCAGGATCAACTCCCATGATAGGAGGATACTTAGGAACCAAGTTGGCCTTAAGAGGAATCTCCTCATAGATTTCCAATGGGTACTTGCCGAAAATAAGCACTGTTTTCTTAGGATCTTTAGTGAACTTCTCTATAGTATCCAGTTCTTCTTTAGTGAATGGGCAGTTCTCTGATTCATTAGACCATTCTAGCAAGTATTCTCTTCGTATAGAAATCCAATCCCAGTTAGATTCTCTTACACGTTCAGCAAACCATTCCTCACTATAACCTAATTGTTGATAGGAGAATTGTACCAGGACGAATGTGCTCATTCTATTACTATCTACTATATTACGTATCTGCATATAGGTCAGGTCATACCACATCTCATTGAATCTAGTAGAGTTACACATTACTTGATAACTCCACTTACCCTCTTCTGTGGTTAGGAACCCAGGAGTAGTTGTAAACATAATACCATACGGAACATTGTTAGCTTTAGCAATAGCAGTAGCCTTACTCATGGCTGGCACCATGTTTTGGTAGATATCTTTCATGAATGCTATAAACGCAGTTTCATCAGCCCATAATATATTGAAGGTTTCACCACGCAGGAGATTGGCAGCAGATATCTGATTTCTTGCCTTACCATACGTTTTCAATTTATTATGAGTAATAGCATTCTCCAAGAACGTGGTTGTATTAGAGACTTTAACCTTCTTACCATTCATCTCGCTATAAATAGCATCGAATCTTAGATATGGAGGTAATAAATCTCTTATACCTCTTATACGAGCTAAGTTCAACTTGCTATCTCTTTGCTCTTTATTGAGTAGAGATATTTGGCTGTTAGTGGTAGCAAAATTGAATACATAAGTTACCCAACAAGCAGCACCTATAGACTTACCAGTCTGACGAGACAAGATTGTCATGGTATTAAAATTCATCATAGTCAGATATAGGAATGCCATATTCCCTCGGTTTAAGATGAATTTAGATGGTTCACCAGATGCTGGTATTCTTACTACCTCTCTGAAGAAATACCAAGGATTCCTTCTACACTCTAATAGTACTTTTTGTTTCATTAGAAATGATAGATTAGGATCATGAGGATCAATAGATGCTAGATCTGGATCTAGTAATACTAACATGAATCTATAGTTTTTAATTCCTCTAGACTTCAAATATTCACTCATTTCTATAAATGATTTATTTGTAGTACTTCGATGATAATAAACTGTTATTGGCTGCTCTACCATATTAATGGCTGGACTTGAATTAAATGAGAAATTATCATTGTTTGTAGCCATAGCTTACTCCTCCTTTCTAGTTAATTTAAAGTCAAAGAAATCAACAACCATATACTATAATAATGGAATAAGAAAAATAGGAGGTAAATAAGTATGGTTTTAGATCAACCGTATCAATTTTATTGGCCATGGGTACCAGAGGAGTTGCATACCTATGGAGAAGCAGTACGATTCGCAGAGGATATGTTTAAGTACTTTAATGGGAAGGTTAATCCTCATTTCCCAGCTAAAGGAATCACTTTTGGTAATAATAACTCTCCTGGAGTACTGGGGAAGAATGTAGTAGATATAGTTGTCATATATCCTCATAATATAATGAGATATGTTCATGAGAATATAGAAATGATGGGAACTGCTAGAAAAGTAAGCTGTCTGCTTAAGGGAACAATAATCTATGTAGTCATTCATGAGTTGCTTCATATGGAACAAGACTTTGATGCTTATCATAAGAAGTATAAGAATCCAATTCCAAAAATAGAAATGGCCTGTCACGTTATGACTAAAAAATATATTGATTATCTATATGATCATGGATGTTACATAGCGGATATACCATTAGACTACTTTGAATCATTTACTCCAGGAGTAGCTAACTTCTTTGATATAAGTGCAGAAAAGATTGCTAAGTATGAGGAGAAGGGAGAATCTCTATTCTATTATGCTGATCCAATAAATAAGGCATTATATTTTTGGGATCTACTATTAGAGAACCATTTTAAGGAATATAGCCCCACCGGATCTATTAGAAATATGGTGAACGTAGATGATGAGAATAAGACTCCTATAGGGACGATTATAGTTACATTCTACATAGACAGAGAAGTTATTGCTAAAGATATGTATATCAAATTTGCTGGCAAATGGTTATCTCCAGATATTATACTGAACATACCTAGAACTATAGTATTATTGGAAGATACTAGTAATGGTGATGAACATGGAGTAGATATATCATCTAGAGTAGGATTCTGTAATGATGCTCCTAGCTGTGCTAGAATAGATATATCTATGGCAACCCGTCCAGATAATAGCATGTTTGATGTAGTATATAGATTACGGAAAGACCAACATCCAATATTCAGAGTATAAGACACAGAAATGTAGAGGAGATTTACTCTCCTCTACATATTTTTTTATATTACGTAAGAATCATCATCTGTTAGGGGACCAGTCAGACTATAATCTACTACACTATTATACCAGCTACTCAGTATCCTTTTTACTAGATCTACTATATATCTATCGTTATAATAGGATACGAAATAGCTCTTAGTATACAGCTCTTTGAGTACCTTATCTAGTATATCTACTAGAACAGTATCATATGGAGTGTATTCTTCATATAGAGTAGGCTTAAAGAATAATTTGGAATAGAACTCTTCAAAATTCTTATCACTGTACAATGCAGCCATCTCTTCTGTATCTATCAAATAGGGCTCACTGTTCTTCATCTTGTCATCCATGACCTTGAAATACATTCTAAAGATATTAAAGAAAATAGTAGATACTACAGTAAGATCATAGTACTGATTTGATGATCTATATTTCCCGTTATTATTCTCTTCTATAAATAGCTTGTATTCTCTTATTATATTTGAGTAACAGTGTCTCATGAAGTACCATAGTCTTTTAGTATAGCTAACCTCATATGATATTCTTGATAAACTAAAGTTGCTATGTGTATAAATAAGATACAGTATTCCTAGAATAGCTACACTCATATACGTCATAACATATTCAAAGAAATCACCAGTCTGATTATACCATTTAGATGCTACTGCTGGAAGGATTACTCCTAACACTATCATCATAAATATACTAGTCAGACCAGCCATTTCTATTCTCCATTTTTTCTTTAAATGGGCAATCAATATAAATACTATAGATAACTGATTCTTTATCTCCAATAATTTAATCATATACTAATCGCCCCTATCTGATTAATTATTTTAATATTTTCTTTAAGAGATCATCTCTGTAGGTTTTGTGATTTTCTTGATCACTGAGAAGATCATTCCACTTATCATATCTGATAGATTTCTTTGCTACAGAAGAGCTAGGTCTAACCATTGTATCTGGACCTTCTATAGAATCCATAATACTTCTATTCAATCTACCACTAATAAACGTATAGAAATCATTATAAGCTTGATACATGCGCTGTACATAAGCTGATGAGTCAAACTCTTCTCCACTCTTACGTTTAACAGCTCTATCTAGAACTACATTGATTGGAGGTTGAATGAAAACATAATAATCTACTGCTTTCTTCAAATGGCAGTATTTATTTAGAATTATGTCCAGGTCAAGTCTCGAATCGTCCTCGCTAATAGCAATATCCCCAGCTAGTCTATTTCTCTTGAGATAGGTACGGATGCTATGATAGATAGTACCACCATTCATAGCATTATATAATATAGTAGAAATAGGCCCTCTGTCAATAAGCATAACAGCATCTTTAGGATTCTTCTCAAAGAATGGATTTATAGTCTTTTCGAATGTCTCAATCATATTGAGAACATACAATCCTTGGAATAGATCTGGAGGATAATCCATAACCTTCTTATCTGCTAGAATACTGCGTATCTTCAATCCACCGAATGCCTTTACATTTGGAAACGCAATGGTCTGTACTTTGATCTTAGGATTCTTTTCCTTGATCTCTTCTTTGAGATCATTAATCATAGTACTCTTACCACTACCATCTACACCCTCAAACATAACCAACTTGCTGTTCATAATCAATTCCTCCTATTAGACACTCATATATAGAGCCAATATAATTAAACAGTGGAGCAAAGCATCACAGTAGAATAGTAGGTGATCATTACGACATAATACATCATCACCACTCATACACATAAAATCAATATCTACTTCGACTTCTTTTCCATTGTATAACTTATTTCGAAATTTGCATTTTATCAAATCTATGATAAAATGACTATAGAACAACACTCCAAAGATCCAATCCCAATCTATATTAGACACTATTCCTTTGTTCAATCCTACTATAAGGAATCCAAACGCAACGACCACTGTATAGATAGCACAGTGGGCTAATAAGATATAAATATCTTTGCTTTTCCATTTAGTAAGAAAATCAGACTGAAAGGCAAAGTCTCCAAAGCAGTGGGAAGCAAATAGAATAAGTATATTTATCATAATACAACCACTCCCATTCTTTAATTATCTGACTGTTGGCTAGAGATATATTAATAATGATATCCTCTAAAACGTATCTATAAACATCATTCAACTAATTATACTTTAGGAGGAGATATAATGATGCTTAAAAGAAAACTGTTCTTCTTTGGTACTGATAATCCTACTCTCACTATCCACGTTCCAAACTCATGTGGTAATGACTGTTCTTTCTGTGTAAATAAGAATATGTATCTACAGGAGAGAGGAGGTACTCTAAAACGTGGAGTACAAGAGGCATTCTTACAAGTCTTAGAGGAAATGCCGGAAGCTGCAAAAACTGTAGTAATTTCTGGAGGAGAACCACTCTACTCATTTAGTTGGCTAGAGAAGATTGTGCTTCCTACTATAGAAAAATACAAGAATAATGGTGTTATTAAACATGCTTATCTCAATACGTTCTTGCCATCATCTAGACTTCATGACTTTGTATCATTGATAGTAAAGTACGGTACTAGATATAAGAGTATCAATAAGTTCCCTTATCTAGATGGTATATCCATCTCTCGCCCCAATCTGAGCACTGATTCATTTAGAGTTGCTACTCTTAGCGATGATAAATTAGCCAAGTTCATGGAAACACTAGACAAGCATATTCAAAAACCAAATCGTTTAGATTTAAGAATCAATGCGTTGATAGATGATAATATGAGTGCAAAAAAGATAGATGAGGGAATCACGCTTTATAGTGATATGGGATTCACTGTGAGTTTAAGAGAAGACTTCACTAAAGAAACTCCAACCACTCTCCGTAAACTTACTGATATAGAGAAGTCTAAATATGATTTCTTAGATCCAGTATACTCTGTAGGTTGTAATGCGTGTGCTTCATTTATTACTAATAGAAGTGATGTTACTATTCATAAGGGATTAGAACACACCTCTAATGTTAATATCTTCCCTGGAGGAAATGCTCTAATAGAAGTAGTAGATGTAATTATAGATCCATGTGGAGGGATCTTCTATGATTGGGCTATTTCTGATGAAGAAAGGGATAAATATGAATTATCCTATTTCAAGAAGTCAATGCATCTACCTCATATTTACTCTAGAAAAGCAATAGAAATCCTTATAAATAAACTACCATCTTGGAAATCTATAAATAACGAAGAGAAAGGAGAGACAGATAAAGATGCAATAATAGATGATATAATTGGTTCACTAAAATCGACACCAATATATACTCCAAAGGAAACAGTTGGTGGCTTCACTCTAAGAAGGAGTCCAATTATATCTACATGCGAATTACCTGACAGTATATGTTGAATATAAATATATAAGTTAACGGGATAGAGGAGATAATCCTCTATCCTGTAAAAATGGCTTTCTTCAATTGTATATTATCATTGTGAATAGAGGTTGTATGATTAGCGAATCATACGTAAAATAGCTATGTTCCTTTATCGCTACCTTTAGAAAGGAAGGTAATAATCATGAGAACCGCAGTAGTTATTAATTTGGAACAGTATCAGAAGATCAAAGACAGTGGCATTAAAACTGTTAAAATCGTAGGCATTGAGTGGGAAAAGGCAGAATCTTCTCCGGTCTATTATAAAAATTATAAGACCTGGGGATGGCAGAGCACGTCAACGAAACTCAATGTATTCCTGGAAAAAGAAGACGGTACCATTATTAAGAGAGACGTATATGAATACGTTCTCGGTAAACTGGGATGGAAGAAATTGAGTGATAAAAGATACACTCAATTCCATAACATGTTTATTGGTAAAACTGTAAAAATGAACTGCTTCATGAATGCTTAAGGAGGAATTAACCATGGAAGCAATCGTTTATCTCGTATCCACTATTTCCGTAGTACTTGAAAGAGAGTACTATACCAATGACGACCTCAAGAAATTGAGAGAAGAGCTCATTAACAGTATAGAAGACCTTATGTCTGAGAAGGGCATTAAGTTCTTCGATATCGAAGAAATCACTCCCGAGCAGCTGGCACACATCGAAACTTCTAATAACACATTTATCTTCTTATATGAGGGAAACACCAAAAAGAGGAAAAATGTGTATGTTCCGGAAAATCTTATGTGGCTAGATTACGACAAGGGGGAAGTTGTAATTGGTGAGCCAAAAGATCATCCGGAATATCCAGTAGGCGTGTCTGGTTGGGTTGAGAAGAAGTAAAAATGACTGGGAGGCATCGTAAGTGCCTCCCTATTAAAGAAAGGAAGATTAATCATGAAAAACATTATTATCAATGTAGTATTAGCTGTATTGCCGTATTTGCTCAGAATCGATTTCGTATTCAAGTTCGTCTCTTGGTCTTTGTGGCAGGGGTATCTGCAGGGTGAAGGTAAATGTGTAGATCTCCTCGTGATGATCATGCATGCCAGATATAAATTGGTTGATTCCAAACTCAATATTATGAGTGAGGAAGAAGCCGTGGAATACTACAAAACCATTTCTGCAGCAGGGGCTAAAACCAATTACGATAATAACACTGCAGTAGATGGTTCAGTTAAGATCGTAGATGGTTTGATTATCCCTCCTGCATCCAGTGCTCCAACACAGGATGGTGAGATTCATATTAATGCGGTTCCATCGTTAATGGCATCTCAGTCTGTACAGGTATGCAAGACTTATCATCAGGATGTGGCTAAGGGATGGAGATTCATCCGCTTCATGATGATGCATGAAATTTGGCATACCAATCAGTTCAGATTCGTGCTCGATAACGGTGGATTATCCCTTCTGAAGAGGGTGGCTGCTATGGAAGTAAATTCCCAATACTCGGAAGGTCCACTTGAAGTTGGGGCCAACCGGTATGCCGCTTCCAAAGGAAAGGATAAACAGGATCTGAGTATTCTGTTAGCCGCTTGATATGGATAAGCTGTATTATTATGGAGCCAGTGAATAATTCCTGGCTCCATTTATTTTGTTTGATAGGAGGAGAGTACATATGTACATCGTAAACATCATAGAGAGACAGCCGGACCCGGCTGACTACAGTTCGTTTGTCGTGTTGTTCCCTCTTAACTCGATTCAGTTCGAGTCGAAGAGGGATGCTCAGCGGTGGCTCAATAAGCAGAACTTCGTTCTTCGTCCATACCATTCTGTATATGAAAAAGACAATGATATTGCCTATATTACTGAAGTGGTAGCAGGGTACCCCAGCTATGCCGGAGTCAAGTGGAATGAAGGCCATGCCGAGTAAGTTTGTTAGAGGGCTGGTATTTGCCAGCCCTATTTTCTTTTGTGTATAGGAGGTAATAATCATGGATAGCATTATTCATCATATCGTAAACGTGTCCCCACGCGAATTGGTTGACTGCGAAGTGTTGTCGCTTGAGAAATTCTTTGGAGATGGCGGAAAGATTGATGATCGGCATGATCCATATACTACCGCATCTGAATTAATTTGTAACCCATCCGATTTTCTGCGTATATACTTTGAAGATAGCTTGTACAAATATGAGGCCTTCGTATTCAGAGATGATGAGATAGCTTTCGAATGTCTGCGACTCTTCGAAGAACAAGGGATTGAGGCTAAGATCCTTATCCCAATCGAGCTGTCTCGGAACTTTGAAGAAGTATCCCCTACCACCCTCATAAGGGAGGCAATTGATGAAGGAAAGGATCCGTACATGGTTACGGAATATGTAGACCTTGCGGATACTATCAATGGATGGACACCAGATGCCGGTTTGAATTTAAATGGTGATGAAGAAGAGTAATTAATAGTAGAGGGGCTAGGAAATAACTCCTAGCCCCATAAAAAGAAAGGAAGTATAAATAATGACCATTATCGTTCAAATCATACAGAAAACGTACCCGCCGTATGACTATTCTTCGTTGGTAGACCTCAGACCGTATTTCCCAATAATGTTCGACAATGCTGAAGACGCTAAAGAGTTCCTTAGAGATAAGGGATTTACTCAGCAGAAACATAGTGAGCTGTGGGAGAAACGAAAGGATAAATATGGACGTCAAAATCAAGAGGCTATTGCATGGATTGGCATGGCTCTTGAAGAAGGCAATATGGTTCCTATGTTATGCGATTGGCAAGAAGGTCATGCTGAGTGAGTTTGTTAAAGGGCTGGTAAATGCCAGCCCTATTTTTTGAGGAGGTAATAATCATGGGTGCAAGAAAAGTACAAGAGCAAAAAGTCAAGGTTCTGGGTCATGAATATGAGTTGGAATATATAGACCATGGGTTTAACCTAGAACTCCCAGGCGTAGAAACTCATTTGAAAACAAATGACGAAATCTATACTAGGGATACCAGAAGAATAGGTATCTATGATCTCGTTCTGCGCAACAATGAAAACGAGGCAAATTTCCAGGCCGGAATGACATATATCAAAACGTTATTCCCTGGCAAAGAAACTAGATCTAGATTAGATGGGGAGCTATCGACAATAGGAACCTCTTCTGGTCTCTCAACAGATGGATATATCCTCATAGACACCTATACCGATGTGATGATTGGTATTCCATCATTCTTACAAAGATGGTACAATATCTGGGTATATTCAGTAGCGGCAGAGATGGCAGCAGAAAAGGGGATTAATTTTACAGTATCTATAGGAGAATCAGAACCTCGTTTCAACAAGGAGCTCAACCGTATAGAAATTAATGATCCGTATCTCTGCAAAGACATAAATCCAAAAGAATTCCTCAAATCAATTGAGGATATACTTAATAGTATCTAACTCCCAATATTCATTTCCTTACATCTGATTTGGAAGGCTGCTTAATTGTGGCCTTCATTTTTTTTTGACAAATAACTGCGTTCCGTAAAAATGCATATTTTCAATTGTATATTATCGAGGTGAATAAGAGGTTATATGTATATAGATACATATGTAAAATAGCTATGATCCTCTATCAGTTACCTAAAGGAGGTAATTTATCATGACTATAGAATCTGTTAAAGCAGCCAAGCAAATGCTCAATAAGTATGATGATCTGAATAATCGCTTAGCAGAGCAGCACAGAGGTACCGACAATTTCGTTCATTGCTTATGTGAAGGAAGCATTATCGCTTCCAAAATCGCTAAAGCTACCTTAAACGAATCAGGTATCGAAGAAGTAATGGCTATGTGGGATGCCCATGTAGCAAAGTATAGTGCATAAGAAAGGGGTAATTTATCATGTTATACGTAGATTTTGAAAAGGCCGTAGCAGAAATGCTGAATTCCCAGGACGAGATTCATATTAAAATTCCGTGTGGTAAATCTACTGTGGATCTCGCCAATGCCGTTATCACTGTCAACAAGAATGGACGTCTTCATGCATCATGGAAACGTAAGAATTCCCAGTGGTCTACAGATGCTGAATTCTTCCCAGCTTCTGATGGGGAAACGAAAGTAAGATGGTCCGATACTTGCCATATTCAAGTAAAGATGGCACGCTGATATTAGAAAGGATGATTTATCATGTCGATTAAAGAAAAATTGTTCTGGATGAACAAAGGATCTGAGGAAGCTCAGAAATATGATTCCGTTGTTGATGAAATCTCTAATGAAATTCAGAAGAGAGCTCATGAAGCAAAAGATCGTGGTAACTATGACGAGGCTGTTAAACTCATGGATAGAGCCACAAAGGCTATGTGTGATGGGTTCTGCGCAACGTCGAAACTGAAAGCTACCTTGAGCGAAGAAGAATATAATCTCGCTATGGAAGCTTGGGAAGCATACTACTCAGAGTTTAGTGCATAAGAAAGGAAGTAACAACCATGAAAAAGATCAACATCACCAAAGAACAATTCGAAGCCGTAGCACACAGCGGTTTGAAAATGTCGAAGATAGTAGCAATCGAATGGGAGAAATCTGAGGCAAAACCAATGTATTATAAGAACTATAAAACATGGGGATATCAGAGCAGCCCTACTAGATTGATGTTATACTTCGAACAAGAAAATGGTAATATTACCAAAAAGGATGTATATCAATTCATCTTAAATAAGCTTGGCTGGAAGAAGCTTAGCGATAAACGGTATACCCAGTTCCACGATATGTTCATCGGTAAAATGGTGAACGCAAATTATTTCGTCAATGCATAAGGAGGAATTTAATCATGGAAACTGTAATGAGCACGATCAACCTGTACCTCTCTGCCTACAAGAAATCCTATATCAAGTCTGTAGCCGTATTAGAAGCTCTTAATATAGCTACTATCATTATGACTCCGTTCTCTCTGGCAGCCATTCTGCCGATGCTGTTAAACCAAGACGAAGAGACCAGAAAGTCTGTATACAAACAGATTAAGTTGCTCCTCATTGGCTTGGGATTCTGCTTCACTGCTGTCCCGCTGATCATTGTATCCAGGCTCAAGTACATCAGCTTGACGATAGCGATGACCAATGAGATGGCAGAAGCTGCATTCGGCCAGCAGATCAGCATCGATGGCAAAGAAGCCACCGAAGAGAACGTAGAGGCATACCTGAAAGGATTAGCACACTAAAACAATTGACCCCTCTTCGGAGGGGTTATTTTTTTATTCACACGGTTGGGTAGAGGATTATCTCCTCTACCCACTGTTATCATTCATTCATATACATCATATCTATATATTAGAAGTATCTAGATATACCATCTAGTACTTCCCTTTTAACAGCATCTTCCAAACAGATATGGAATGTATCTCCCATTCTAGTCTTCATAGTAACTGTATTAAGAGAGGGATCTAATTGAATAGACTCATATAACACATCGAAGGTGGAGATAATTGATTTGATATTATTACTTTCTGCTACCATGAATCTAGCCATCTCATCTTGAGTTAATGGGAATACCAATGGGGTAGCATCTAAACAGTTACCTTCTTCTTTAATAGCTTCAGCAATTTTAGGGTTGCTAAGGAAAGCACTCTCATTAAGTAATGCATTTTCATCTATTTTAACTGCTTCTGATGATACGATATTAGTCATATAGGCTTTAACATGGGAAGGATATATGACTTTATCATAAGTGATCATTACCATGTTTTTGACCTTATTGATACCATTTTCATTTACTAATGAACCTATGGCTCGTAATGAGAAAGACGGTCTACGTCCACGACGCAAATCTTCATTAAATGCTTTACCAAGCTCATTGCTTGTTCCAGTAAACCAAGATTTAACCAAATTACCATCCATCCATAATTTTTTATGAAAGCAGCATCCATTCTTTTCTACAATGGTAGACTGCCTGTGGACTGATTGGTCCAAAGGGTGACCTAGTTCCGAAACTAGATTACCCGTACGTACTAATTCACGAATTCTAGGAGCCTGAATAGCTCTATTAAGCTCCTCAGTTCCGTAGAATCTCTTGTTTCTATTCACAACCCCTCCGTCCTGGAGAATACCTTCAGCTACTATATAACCATCTTTACCTTCATGAACGGGTTTGAATTCTATTTCACTCCTAGTTTCTTCGGAGATAACACAACCGATCATTTGACTTTTATCCACTTTAATCACTCCTATCTACACTCTAAATTATACTAATGTCTTGGAAATACAATCGAAGGCCTAGTTATATATTATAAACATGAGAACAGTATAGTAGTATAATTTTAGGAGGAATGAAATATGGTATCAAAACCTAATGACCCAAGTAATGCTAAGAATAATGATGGGTTTGATGAAGTAAGAAAAGCAGATATCTATGTCAAAGGAGTAGGGACTCTTCCTTGTATCGCATACAGAGCTGACGAGGTATTCAAAGAGTCTGATAAGTATAAAGGTTATCTTATAGGAAATCGTGGAACAATATATGATACATATAAAAAGCATAAATTAAGATTGTATGAGGAAAATGGAGCATTCGTAGTCCGATATCCTAACTACAATGAGTTTGATCATAAGTATAATACTGAACTTCTATCCAAAATGATTCTTCGGGCTCATTGTCCTATCGATGATGATAAAAATATGGTAACAAAATATCGTGATGGTGACAAGACTAATATCTACTATTCGCCTACTGATCCCAATAGTAATATTTATTGGTGCACTATGTCTGACAACATACGGCACGTGATATCCATGAATAAAAATGGGAAGTATAATGATTACAACTTGTATACTGATGATCAGATACGTACGGTAATCAAAATGCTTTTTGAGCATAAAAAGACAAGAGAGATAGCTGAAACTCTTGGTACTACCGTAGAAAAAACTACTGCCCTTATATCTAAATTAAGAGCAGGAGTTACAAGGAAGGATATACTTAAAGAATTTCCCCCTATTCCGAATATCCAGAACGTTCTTACTGAGGAAGTGGTTAGAACGATATGCGAAAGACTGACAGAAGGCATACCTGTATCTAAAATAGCCAAAATGCTAGAAGAGGAAGGTAACAAAGTATCAGAAGTTACTATAAGAGGTCTTAGAAGAAAGAACCCAAGATTCTCTAAAAAATGGATGAATATTCTGGATGAATATGATTTTGATGCTACTAATACTAGAACTAAGCTTGATACAACAGAAAGTGAAGCCGAATACATATGCCAGATGATCAAAAAGGGAATGACGTATAGGGATATTTATATAGCTGCAGGAATGGTAGCAAAAAATATACCGCTAAAAAGTTTTATTACGTTCTGCACCGCTCTGAAGGCTAATAATTATATTAGATTCCAACACATCTCTTCTAAATACTTTAACTAATTTCTATACAGACTAAACGGGGTAGACCTAAAATGGTCTACCCCTTATTTTTTATTTGTGATTCTTATCTTTTTTATCCCACTTGCTGTCTTTATTCTGCTGCTGATTGGAGTTGTCTTTCTTTTCTTCCTTCTTGTCAACAGTAGCCGTTACTGATACTTCTTTAGTAACTTCTACAGCTGGAGTCTCTTTCTTCGCTTCTTCTTTAACAGTGCTGATCGTGAAGGATTCTACCTTCTTTTCGTCATTTTTCTTTTTATTCTTTTCTTCACGAGCATATACCTCTTTCAGAGCTTCTGCGCGTTTCTTTTCTTCATATTCTTTACGTTTAGCAGCCTCCTCTGCTTCTTTAGCAGCAGCTTCTTCTTTAGCTTTCTTAAGAGCCTCTTTAGCGGCGGCTTCCTTTTCAGCCTTTTCTTTAGCGATCTTTTCTGCTTCCAGATTGATACGTTTAATAGGCGGAG